AATGTCCGTATAAGATTTTATAGTCCAGCTTTTTAAAGATTGCGTAGGTCGCTGTGTAGGCCGCGACGTATTTACAGGCTCCGATTCCGTCATAAATTTGACGAGTGTCCTCCTCTGATGTCTCGTCTAAGATTATAGCGGAGTCTGACGTTCCGTTGAGATCTATGTCCGGTATAATCTGTTCACATCCTGGTAATGTCATGGCAAGTATGATGATGATAAGGGCGATGCGTTTCATGGCTGTTCTCCTTAGTTTGGATAGCACCATCCGTCAGCTTTTGAGACTTGTCCGTAGGGCGGACAGTCACCGCATGCGTTGGGTCGGCATCTGAGCATGTTCTCGTCACCGTATGGTTCACATCTGACTTGATCCCATGGGACTAAGTCTTCCATGTTCACAAGGATTCGCCCGTCGTATTCAGTCGGCATTGTTGAGCCTGTCGATTCAGAAATGATAGCGCCGCAAAGTGTGCCGATTGCGAATGCGATGAAGATTGCGATGGCCATGTATACAGGTACGTTGTCATTGCTTCGTTTCATAGGATTTCTCCTTTCAAGGCCCCTATTTTGATGAGGGCCTTTGCTAAAATTAGCCGGTGACAGAATGCCCCGGTTTTGCAAAAACAGATGAGTCTGATGCGTCTGGTATGTTCGCTGTCGATGTATCTGGTGATTTCATGCCAGTTTTTCTGATAGTTTTTATATGATTCTCGAAGTCGTTTCATGTATGCTTTCTGATATTGCGCTTCGTTGATTTCGTTTTGTTTGTAGGCCATGACGATGTCCCAGCCTGGTCCAAAAAGTTTAGTCCACTTTTTGGTCTTGGATTTCATGGTTATGTCCATGATATGTTCGTATGCATGGACACAGCCAAGTTCATACATTGGTCCGGTATTGACGAGTAGTGGCATTTTTTTTATCCGTGGGTAGCCCAGATGAGTGATGATATGCACCATGCAAGACTTGATGCCCATACGAGAATTCTCTCTGTGTCTTTTTCAAATATGTTCTGTCCGATGCCGAATGATGATGTGGCTATCCCGATAGTATGTATGACAATTATAAGAGTTTCCATTTTTTTATTCCTTTTTTGCCTATTCGTAAAAGTCTGGGTCAGTCATGGCAGATTCTTCCGCTAATTCTTCTCTACATCTGACAAATATTACGTCATACCAGTACTGGTCTTCCTCGTCCCAATATTGTAGGACGGGGTTTGATTCGTCGCCCCATTTATCATATGTTTGAAAAAGTCTGAGTTTCATTTTTTCTATCTTCCTTTTTAGTCGATGTCTTTTTTAAGTTCTTTTTCTATTTCTGATATATTTCCGATGAATCTGCCACAGTCATGACATTCCCAGCCGATTCCGTTGGGATGCGGCTTGAGCGTCCTGTGGTCACATGGTTCCCTCCCATCGGAAAATTCAAGTTTGATGTAGACTTCCGGATCTTCGAATTTTCTGGCCAGTTTTAGCATGGCCTGAGCCAGTTTGTCGTCGTCGAGATCCGTAACGTCATAGCGTTTTAGAATTTCATGATTCCATTCTTCTCCAAACTGTTCATGTTCGCCGTTCCAGTAATATCCAGCCTGGAGCTGTATTTTTTCTATGGCTAGAATGCGTTTCATTTTTTATTATTCTCCATATATCCAATTTTGTCTTCGAGGCTGGATATTTTGTCAGCGAGTTTTTTGATTAGTTTGAAGGCGTTGTAAATAGTTTGGTCTTCGATATCTACATCGAATTCATTGTGTGACTGCCAATAGCCACATTCTGTACAATAATATTCCGCGTCTGGGTATCCGCAACGTTTACAAGGGTTCATTTCGTGTCCCTCCATGAAAAATTTTTTGGGACGTGATTAGCCTTAATCTGCCTAATCACGTCCCATAGTTTTTAGAGTTATGCGTTAACTCCGGACGGTCAAGTTGTCGTCGGTTCAGTCGAGAAGCGTAATGACTGAACAGCTGGTTCGACCTTTGTAATTGGTTTCGGATACGATGGCGTTGAGTGAGTCGCCCTGTTTAAGATTTTTCATTTCAGAGGCGACAGCTCCAAATCCCATGATGGGTACGCTTTTCTGATAATTCACGCCGTTGAGTTCGTAGTCCAGTGTGCCGATGACTCGGACGTATTCGTTTCCGTTTTTGTCGGTCGAGACCGTTACTTTACTTACGGTCGTTGAAATTTGCCGGTCGTTTGCGATGGCGAGACCGGTCATAAAAAGTATGGCCAGGATTGAGACGATGGTTGCGAGATATTTCATGCTGCGTATTCTCCTTTTCAGTAAACTGTAAAGTTTGGTTAGGCCCGCTTGGGTAGGTCGGGCCGTGGGTTTAGATCAAATCTACATCGTCTTCAAGTGAATCCAGGTCAGTCGGGTCGGGATCGGGTGGCGCTGCGTAGCGTTTTCGTTCGCCGTCAGTCAAGAGACCTTTCTTGACCGGTTTGAATTCCCTGATGATGACTTCCTTGGATTCTATAACCTTGTCTTCTTCGGTTACCCAGTTGTTGTCTCTGGGCTGGCCGCGTTCGATTTTGAAAGACCGGTAGCCGTCGTTCCAGGCGTCTCTGAGTTCACACGCGGTAGGTCCAAAGGCCACGAACCGTGTGATCGAGCCTGTAAAATTCTCGTGCCCGACCATATGGACTGGGAGAATCCGAGCGTTGTCGGTCTTTCTGTTGTTCTCACCTTTTGGTAAGAATTCAAAGCCAGTGTCGGCAACCCGACGGGTTCTATCGATGATCATGTTTTGCCTCCTTTCGTTTGGTTTGGGGTTTTTTCTGTGGTTTCAGTCAGCCCAACGCCATCTAAAACCACTACAAAAACAAGATCATAATAATACAAAAAATCAATACGGACTTCCTAACGGAGTGAGGCCAAGCGTCAAAGTTCTGATAGGTTCTGATAGGTTCTGATAGGTTCTGATAGGTTCTGATAGGTTCTGATAGGTTCTGATAGGTTCTGATAGGTTTTGATAGGTTCTGATAGGTTCTGGTGGGTTCTGGTAGGTTAATCCCGATAAGAAAAGTACGGATTGGATAGTCGCGTTGATTTGTTGCCAAAGGCAACCGGCCTTTCCGTCCCGGTGGTTTTCCTGCGGGGGTGGGTTTGATTTATTGAGAAAAGAAAAGGGGTTTTAGATGCTGATGCGTTTATAGTTTTTAAGTACTGCTTTATTTATGACGATTCTGTCATTCACGAGCCATTGTTCCCATTTAAATAGACCGTCTTCATTCATTGGTACTGTCGCGTGTGTTATGTCTTCTTCTGTCGGTGGCTGCGGAGTGTGGTCTATGATGACGTTGTTTTGATATATAAAAAATCTTGCTGTTTTGTAGTTTTTAAAATTAAAAATAAAGTAAGTTTCGAGTGGTTTGATGTTTCCTTTTATGGCTGCGGTTAGGATGCTTGCCGGGATAGTATTTTTGATGGTTACTGTTTGCATGGTTTTATTTTTTTAGTACTATGTCTGAGTATGCACGCTCATCTCTTGTTATCATGTAGTAAGAGTAGTATGATGTTATGACCTTGTCCTTTATGAGCCATAGTAGTTTGTTTTCTAATATAAATTTTTTGTTTATTGGATTATAGTTATTCATATTATGGAAGCGTTGGCATATTATTATGCGTGCCGAAATGTATTTCACAGAGAAGACGTGCCCCTTGTGTTGGTTGTAATTTAGTGCGATGAATACTTCTAATGGTTTTATATTATGATTATAGAATATTTCGGTTATTATAATTTTTGGTATTTTTATGTCATCTGATGAATATTTAGGAATATCAACCATTTGATTGCTCTTTTTTCGATTTTATATGTTTACATAGTGCTTTGTGTGCCATTACCTTACCATAGATTATCCATTCTTCGTGTGGAAGTATTAGTTTTGATTGATGGCCAAGATAAATATAGTAGTATTGATTGTGTTCTTTTTGAATTATGATTGATGTTTCTATGTTTATTTTATTTAGTTTCACATAGACTTCGAGTGGTTTGGTATTCCCAAGGATGGCTGCCTCGACAATCAATGCTGGAATTGCACGGGCGTCTACGAAATGTTTTTCCATCTTTTTGTTTGCTTTTTTGAATTCTTTAGACATTTATCGTAAGCATATCTTGAGATTAAAATTTTTCCGTATATTATCCATACGTCTGGATTTGGTGGATTTAGGATATTTACGACTTCTTGTTGTAGGCTTGTGCCTTTATAAATTCTAATGTATTCATACCCTTCGTTAAATTTTACAATGTATGCGATATTTTTTTTAAAATTGATTTTGTTTAAAATAAAAAAAGTGTCGAGCGGTGTGATATTTTTATTAACTACGGCTAATGTTACAATGTTTTCAGGGATTATTGTCATAGTATTTTTGATAGATGGTCATGCCAGTCTGGTGTTTCGTATACTGCTATTTTATCTTCAACGATCCAGCGTTCGTGTGGAATCAGTGACGTTCTTTTTATATCTCCAAAAAGTTGTTTGGGAAATGTCACGAACATGAATCCCCCTTTGGCTGTGAAGATTGTTGCCATTTGATTTCTATGGTCATGGCCGTGTATTTTTAAGAATACTTCGAGTGGTTTTGTTTCTCCGTTGATGGCCATGCGCATGATATTGTCTGGTATAATGCTGTTCATATTTTTAGGGTCTGTGAATTTTTGTAGGTAAGATGTAAAGGCCGCCATCAATAGACAATCAGCGATTATTGTCTTTGGTGTATTTTTATTTGTTTCCATATTTTGAGGCTGTTTATAAGTTGTTTGTCTATGACTATTTTTTCGGGAACTATCCAGTCTTCCCATTCATATAAATTGTTTATCGTTTTTGGAGTTTTTTTGAGAGGTGTACAAGGCTTCCATTCACATCCTGAATGGCAATTTGGCAATGTGGTGTTGAGTTCATATATATATATAAGAGATTCTTTGTAGCCTTTCATTTTTAATGTTAGGAATACTTCGAGTGGTTTTGTTTTGCCGATAATTGCGTTTATTAATATTGTCTGAGGTATGTACAGGAACATTTGAAATACGGTTCCCCATCTTTTGTTGGTTTTAATTAATGGTTTGTATCGTTTATATACTATTATTTGTGTTTGATGGTTTTCCAATTTTTATAATTTTATTCCATGTGCTGAGTTTGTTGAATATTCTTAAGTTGACGGCAAATTTTTTGCCGGGCATCCATTCACATCCTGGTAATGGCGTTGGAAGGGGGCGGTTTTTGATTATAACAGCATACGCGATGAAATTGTTGATTTTTATTCTTGTGTCTATACCGTAGACGCTGGTTTTATAGTCCTTGTCTGTAAGTGCCAGGAATGTTTCGATTGGTTTCATGTTGCCGATAAAGGCATGGTATACAATGTCTTCCGGTATTTTTATTTCTAGTGCAAGCATGGTTATAGTTTTATGTGAATTTTGGGCTGATTATCTAATGAGTGAATATAATCATTTATGTTGCCGATCTTTTTACATTGTTTTATCAGCCCGTCTGATACGTACCCACGATGTTTTCGTTTTAGATCATAGCATTCCCAGTATCCTTTTGAGTAGGAATCAGTTTTTGGATCAGCTGCTGTTTCCCGTGCTGTCTTTATAATAAACCATTCGGTATAGACTTTTGAGTGTAGGATTCGTCTGACGATGTCTCCTCGCTGGAAAGTTTTTTTGTATTTAATGTAGCCCTTTTGTTGAAGCCAATCGATCCAGCTTTTATCTATGCCCAAAATGAGTTTTATTTCTTCCGGGGTGACGATGAATTCACCAGATTGGTTTAGATTTCTGGATTGTACTCTGTATGCAAAGTGTATAATTGCGGCAGGGCAGGCCTCGTCTGCCATTAATCTTCTAATGCTTACCTGTTTGATACATTCCCAGTCTTCGGGGAGGAATCCGCTATGCCTGAAAGTCGTGTCGGGGGAAGCATGTGGGTTTTCGTAATTTACGTCGGTGTTGTTTCCTTGTGCGTCGTAGGTTTCTCCAGACATTTTTTATTTTCCTTTGTTATTTTGGAAATTTAATTTTGTTGTTTTTTTACTGTCTGTAATTCTCGCGATGTCACTGAATTTGAACGTGTCAGCTTTTTCATCTTTTTTGTTAAGACGGTTTTCCATTTTATGCATGGTTTGATTCATGTCGGATATACGACTGTTGAGACGTTGCAGTTGATTGTTCTGTTCAGTGATTTTGTTTGCCAGTGATTTGTTTTCTTTTTTGTAATGATCCAATTCTCTGGCAATGGCAAGCATGTTGAGTTCCTGTTTATTTAGGGCAATCTTTCCTTCCTCGTCGGTTTTCGTTACCTGGTCTTCCAGGTCTTTCATGTGGGCCATGATACCACGGCCGATGGTTACGTAGCCGATTCTGACATCAGCTGGGTCTTGGTGTTGCTTGTCAGGGGTAGCTTGAGAATTGTGGTTTCTTTTATTATCATCCGTAGTTTTCGATTCCTGCGCAGGCTGGGATGGAGTCTCCTTTTCCGTAACCTGCGGTTTTTTTTCCTGTGGTGTGCCGGGTTCTTTTGTTTGTCGTTTGAATGTATAAAGGGCATGTCTGTCGATATCTCGACCGACATTGACGATATGGGCGTTTGTTGCTTTCGTCTGGCCGCCAAGAAAGACACGCACTTGTTGAAGCGTCACACCCATTCCGCGCCGTCTGCAATTGTTATAGAAGTCCAGGGCTGTGAAATTTTTACGTTCGCGCATGTCATAGAGTGGTACCCAGTACTTTGATCTTTTTGAAATTGGTGTTTTTACCATGATGGTCTCCTTTTTTGTTTGTTTTTAAATGGGTGTCTCCATGTTTATGTTTTTGATGTTCTGGGTGGCTTTGACTGTTTGAATAGTTTGGAAACCTTATGCTGCCTGAGTTATTTTTTTTAAAGGTTTTCTGGTTATCTTCATCTCATTGTTTTTTGCTTTTACTGCTTGGGTATATAGGTTTTACTGGCTTATACTATTCGGTTTCATCTTCTATCATTGATAAATCCTGTTCCGGTGCTGGTGGTCGACCTTTATACCATTTCCCTTTCGGACATCTTTGGAGTTCGAATATAGACACGGGATTTGTCCCCGCTGTGCATATCGTCACATCCGGAAGGATATCATCAGATGATAACTCTTTAATACAGTAGTCACAGACATGGTCGAGTATTAGGCATTTGTAACCTGTGTCTTTGGACTCAATTTCTTCAGGGATACCAATTGACACTTCTCCGTCTGAAATGTTGAGTGATATGCCTTTGGTTTTTGGTATGTCGTTCATAATTTTTAGGGATGTTGGTTGCCTATTTTTGAATGAAATAAAAAATTTGCGACTTTACGGGTGTCTCGGGTCTGGTGTTTTTAAATTTATGTTTTTTTTGTGAATGCCTATGGCACGATGGTTTTTTAACTATTAGCTCTTGTGTGGTGGGTGTCTGCAAACAAATGGCTTAAATTTTTTTGCCCTGTCTTTTAATCTCCTTTATTATCATGTTGTTTAATCGTTTATTTCTTTTCATTTCGAGGATTTTTGATAAATCTTTTGAAGATTGACGGTAATGAACGTTTTTCTTTTTTAACATTTTGTTCAAGGCTTCTTCAATTTTGTAGTGACTATGATATTCGAATAACCTTAGAATGGTGCCACAATTCCTATTAATTCTGTCTTTAAGTGTCTCTTCGGAAAACACTTTGAAATTTTTTTTATTGTAGTCTTTTAATGAATGTTCGGTTATCCTGAGATTTTTTATGAATGTCCATATTATGTCATAATAATATGCTAAATAGTCAGGATTGTTAGCTTTTTTTAAATGGATTGAAATTTGGGTTTCTAAGTTAAAAATAGCTTTGGCGTTATTTTTTTGTAGTGATATCTTTTTAGATAGAAAACTTTTCAATCCAGGCACTGGCTTGATTTTTTTGTTCTTTTTTGTTATTTCGAAATAATCAAGAAGTGATAACCTGGTATAATTTGCAATGACTTCCATGATGTCTATCCACCAGAGGACTTTTCTGGCATTTGAAACCATTTTATCGTAAGATTTTGATATGTACTCATCATTTAATTCTACTCGGCATAAAATTGTGCCCGGTGCGTAAAAGTATGCATCGAGAATCCTTTTTGACGCATGCATGCCGTTGTTGCATAGGATAATTTTCCCTTCTGAGTAAAACCATTTGTTCAGTTTTACTTTTCGTCCATCTTTGTATCCTAGTCGTTTGGTGTTTCGTAAGAAATGCCATGCTTTAATTTTTTTTCTGATTGGTTTGTTTGCCATTTTTGTTTTCCTGTTTTTGGGATACTTTCAAGATTAGTCTGCCATTTACTTCTTCAAGGATGCCTGTCACTGAATTATTTTCTAAAAACGTTTGGTTTTCTGTCAGTATAATGGTAATTTTGCCAGCATGATATTCACGGTTGCCATTTTTAATGTCATAAGATTTGTTTTTTACAACTAAGGTTATCTTGTCCCCTTTGAACAATTCCGGCGCGTTTGCCATGACTTTTGATGTTAATGCATCGACGTAGTAATCAGCTGATCTTCCGTATGCCCGGTATGCGAAGAATGCTAATGGTTGTATGTAACCGACGCTGTAGTTGATCAGTTTCATTGTATTGTTTGCTGCCACCATGACCCGGATGCCTCTTTTCACGGTCACCCAGTCTCTCGCATCTTGTGCGGGCCAGGTGCCGAACATTGCGGTTTGGAACGCTTCTTCACATATGAACAGACTGAATGTGACGATGCCTGCAATTGTAAGATAGGCAAATAGAACTTTGAAGAAATTTTTAAGGACGGTCATTCATATCGTCTCTTTATTCATGTTGAAGAGGTTGACATTCTATTTAATGGTAGCCGCTTATAGGATATGGTAATTCTTTTTCATTGCCGATGACTTTTATTTTTCTAAAACATATCGTGCCTTGAAATGGTGGATCTGGATTGTATCTGTTATTTATAAATAGACTGTCCTTCATGCGCAGCTTTTTATCTTTATGTTTTTCTATGACATTGAGATATTTTTTTATATTTGCTGTCCATGGGCTGCAATTATAAAATGGCGGTTTGATTTCATCTGATCTTGGCTGCACTTCAATTTGTATGAATTTAAAAAGGTAATTTTTCATGTGACCTGATTCTAATGTGTCTGAGATATAGATGCGTCTTTTGTATTTTGCCCTTGAGTTAGAAAGCCAGTGTAGGAAATTGGTTATGTGGCGTGATGATATAAAGCACATAACGCCAATGCCTGGTGCTTCAATGATGCGATTCTTTTTATATTCAACCTGGTATTTTCCGCGTACTGCGGCGGAAACCCATTTTTCAGTAAATGGGTCGATTGCCACGACTTTGTAGTATGTGTTGTGATATTCAGGTTTCATATTTTAATCACTTTTATATTCTTTGTTGCATTTAGGGCATACAATCCACCATTGGCCATCCTGTGTTTGGTATGCGCTGCAATTTCTGTATTCACCCGGGCCAGAGAATTGGAATCCGCATGTGCATTTTCGCCCTTTTTTTTTTGTGTATCAGCCACTGTCAAAGTTCCTTTTTTGTTTTAGACCGCATTTTATGCATTTTCTTTCCTGCCATTCTTTTGTTACTTCAAACGGTTTTCCTCTTATGTCTGATGGGTAGGCTTTACCTAAGTATGTTTTTTCGAATATGCCGTTTTTCGTAGTCCACTTTGTCCACTTATGCGGCGTGTACCAGTTTATACATCTCATATTATCTTCTCCCGTCTAAATAAAAAAAACAAACTCAAGCACAAACAAAATAATTATCATTCTTGATGTTAGATATGGCAGTCAACCACCGTTATCATTTCATTGTCCGGGATATCTTTGAACATTTTCATAAATTCTGCATTCCAGTCGGAAGCACTCTTTTCATCAGTTGTGATACTCCACCATCCCATGGTTCCTTTTTCATACCATTCGCCATCTTTGATGACAGCAAATGTGGGAAGTTGTTGATTCTTGCGACGTTCGATGAATTCTTCCCGGGTGCATTGAAAATTTTCAATTTCATGCCAAAGCAGGCCTGAGTCGTATGGATCTTTTCCTGCCTTTTCAGCCGCTTCTCGATAAGCCATCTTTTTTTCTTTTTCGATGATTTTGGCATGTTGGGCATGATAGATGTCTATTTTTTTCTGGACATCATAACTTTTATAATCTTCGCCGTCTCTGACTTCTTCCCAGGTATGTTCAAGCACGGGAAATTCTCCGCCATAGAGTTCCAGTGTTTTGTCGTATTCACTGTCTGCTTTATTTGCGGCATCCTGTAGCATGCCGTCCAGGTCCAGGTCTTTTTTGAGGAGTTGGTCAACATAGCCTTCTTCTGGTTCAACTGAAGCCCAGCTTTTGTCGCCCATGATTCCCGGGCTTCCATTTTTGAGTTTGAAGTATCCGGACCATCGACCACCGACCATAAACCAATCCCATTTACTGTTCGGATTTTCCCAGTATCCCCATCGGCCGTTGTGGTAATTGTTTTCCTTTGTCATTCCATGATAGTCTTTAATGAAATCGTCAAGGTCTTTATATTGTTTCACATGCGGGACGTCTACCTCGGCGCAGGCATCTTGTTCTTCTTGTGATAGGCCGCGGTATTCCCTGTAGGAAATTTCCTGGTTGTTTCTGACGAAGACTGTCGATGATTCCGTCTTGAATTCATTTTCAAGATTGTCTTGGTCATCTTCGAATGCCATGTACTTTGCCGGGCAGTCGCCCATATTGTTTTCCTGGAATGGCGCGAGCTGGTCGTCGACGTTACTCCCAATAATTAAAACGGTGAAATGACTCATGGTTTTTTCCTCCTTAGATGATTTATATTATACGAATGATTTTAATGCCAGTGATGATTTATAATTTTCGGGTGATTTTAATCCAGCCGATGATTTATACATCTGGTGTTGGTTTAATCCTCTTTTTGATTTATAAGCCCCGAGTGATTTCAATTTCGTTTTTGATTACATTCCGCATGATTTTTATTTAAACTATGATTTATAATTTTTGGATGATTTTAATTGAACCAATGATTTATACGCCTGTGCATGATTTTAATGTTACGGGTGATTTATATGCAACTCATAATTTTAAAGAATTTTCTGATTTATATCAAAAAAATGATTTTAATTTGTGTTTTGATTTATAATCATCACGTGATTTTAACCAGCCCGATGATTTATATGTTTTCAATAGTTTTAAGCAGTTTTTTGATTCTTTACGCTACCTTATCTAACTCATCTTCCAGTGTCCAGTAAAATGGCGGAATACGATTGTCTGGTAAATGTCCTTTTATGATTTCCATATACAGTCCGTCTGTTGATTCTTCTTCCAGGAATCTGGCCACATGCCAGAAATGACTGAGCACTAGTTTCGCTGTTTCATGCCCGGCAGCATTATGGATATGCCCATCTGTCCATGGCTCTTCTCGGTCTTCATTTTTCTTGAGTTGGGTTTCCTTTTGTTTCAGCATGTAGTCTTTGTAATGATGTGCCGGTTGGTTTTTGTTGACCCCCTGCCAGATGTGATACCCAATCAGTTTTCCTTTTGAGGAAAAATTTGATTGTTTGCCGGACTGCCTCTTCTGAACCATTCCAGTTTCAGGATCACACGCCCTGCCCATGTAGGCCCACCATTTGCTGACATTGGGGAAAGTCTTGCGTGTTATGCGATGATGAAGGAGTCCTTGGCCGCTGGCCTTCTTGCCGCATGCTGAACAATTGAATGACTTGACCTTTGAACCGTCTTCTCTCGTTTCTTTTGTCTCGGTATCAAGGTCGGCTCCGCATTCTTTACAGATGGCCGTAAATTTGTAGTAGTACAGCATGATTAAGTTTGCGGCTATGAACGGTCCAATGCCTGGCACTTGTTTCATCCATTCGGTCCATACCGGCCAAAATTCAAGCTGGGCGAGCAGTTCCCGTGACAATCTGTCTTTTGTAATCTTCAATTCTTTGACGGTCTTGTTTGACTTGACACTTCCGGGGTTGAGTGAATGTGCGCGGTTGATGACCTTTGTACGCAATTTTGTCACGTCGTCATAATCCTTGGCCAGTGATGATAATGTTTTGATAATACTTTCGTTGTTTGGTGCCTTGAGGTGATTCATTTGTTTGTCTCCTTTTATACCGTTTGATTAATTTTAACGCCGTAGATGATTTATAAAGCCGTTTTGAATTTAATTCGTCCCGCGATTATGCTGTCGGCATAGATTCTTCTCCCTTCGGTGCCGTTGCTGCGTCGATCAATGTTGCAATATGCTTATACTCCTTTAAAGACTTTTCCAGCTTTTTAATCTTCTCATTTTTTTCTGCGAGTTCATCTTGCAAATCAGCGATTGCGACAATCTTGCGTGCAATTTCATCTTGCAGTTCTTTCTTTGTCGGTCCGGTGGGAGTAAAGGAAACTTTTTTTGGTTTGCGATGTTTTTCCAGTTCTTTTACCATGTCTTCATATGCCACTTTTGTTTTTCTGGTTTTATTTTTATCGACAAGATCAGAAAGAATAAGCCCACCGATTGATTTTCCACAAATTTTTACTGCCATGCTGACAATGCCGATACCAAGCTCTTCTGTTGCTTCCGGAAATGAATAAAAAGCTTGTCGTTCTTTATTCCATGCTGATATTGTTATATTGAATCTGCCTTTCAGATATCCACGCCACTCCGATTTTGTGTAGATAGCATTTTCCGGCCATCTTTTTGACTGGTAAATATGCTCCAATATCTCGATAAATTTTCGACGATGTCTGAGTGAATCATGCGATGTCTGATCTGCCATCATTTCGAGCTGTTTTATGCTCTTTTTTTCATACCTTTTCTTTAATGTTTCTTTTTTTGTTTTTTCCATAAATTTATTCTCCTTTATTTTTTTTCTTTTTCTTCGAATTTAACATTTTTTTCATTTCTATTAAGATGCCTTTAACATTATTATCAAAGACAATGTTTGGTTGTTTTTTTCGAGTACGGTATCTTGCGTATAGTGCAAACATGTTTGATTTATTGCGACTAATCTCAAAGACGACATAGTATTCATTGAAATCTATGCCGTATAAGGCCAGGTATACTTCCAGGGCCTTTCGATTTGGATACAATGAAAGTATTGTCGTCTTTGAGACTGGTTCGTTTGGAAATTTTATCATTCTTTGCTGGTGTTCAATTCAGCCATGGAAAATATGACGGATTCATGCGGTGTATCACATGATACGAACCCCCCTGTACCCACATGTTTCGTCGTTATTGGTAGACCATTTAAATTTTGTGCTGGCTGGTCCATGACAACATCTTCCGTCCAGTTGTCGTTTCGGACGTATAGATTGTGTTTGTTTATGCCCGATATAACACTTTTACCGAATTCTGACGATGACGATGACTGGGAGACCTCGTCGTCAGTTACCTGAGACTCCCTTTGGCGAAAGGGCGCACGAGTACCTGTACGCGGGCCATGTCAATGTCCAGTTTCTTCGTCATGGCTACCTGGATTGCGGCGGATTGTTCGTTTCCGGCGACAACGGCCGTAATGGGCACAACCAGTTCTTCGGCCGCGCCTTCTTCCATTTCCTTTGGTGTTGGGACTTTAATCATTGCAACTTCAAACAATGGCATGTTACTTCTCCTTTTTAAGATTAATTTCATAGGCAGCCTGTTGCTTATAGTATTCTGCCCACCATTTGCCGACCTGTTTTGGCGTAATTTTTATTGGCATATAATCATGTTCAAGCTTGATTAAGATTTGTTGTGGATGTTTGATACTTTTTAAATTCTGTTCATGTTTTCTATGGTCAATATTGTGGAAATGACCATGAATGTTCATGTCGTAAAGTTTACTTTCATGTTGAGGTATATGGGAAAACAATAATTTCGCACCATGGATATTTATCATGATGGCGTCGGCAACGAAATCCCAGCCGTATCTGAGATACCAGGTATTGGTACGTTTGTCATGGTTACCTTTTACCAGGCATTTTTTGCATCTGATTTCCTGCCATATTCTTTTATGCCATTCTTTTTCATCTCCTATACATATATCCCCGAGATGGATCAGCATATCTTGGGGATCAATGCGGCTGTGTGATTTGAATATTTTTTCTGTAAAATTTTCAGGTCGACCGCAGTGTTCTATTAATGCATCGTGTCCGAAATGTGTGTCAGTTGTAAGCCAATAATTCATTTTAATCCATCCATAACAAAATGGCACATAATAATGTCCACCATGGAAGTGTGCCATTAAATACCATTAAGGCAAAGACAATTATTATAATAAATCCCACTGTTACTATTCCTTCTTTTTATTTTTTAGTTGGCATGGTATTTTCTTGCTTGTCCCAATTGGGTAACTGTTACTACAATGGCTTATTCTTTTTCAAGTTCGTCGATATGAGTATCCTCGACCATTTCTTCAATATAATCGCCAAGGATAGGATCGTCTTTACGTTTTCCGTCGCGTTTTAACCTTCCGGTCACGCCCGCATAGGTGAAAAAATCAAATGCGTTCATGTCCATGTTAAGAACCATTTTTTTCTTGTCTTCGAAGGTCGTGCTTGAAATAGTTACATACACGATTTCTTCTTTTTCATTGAATTGTGCGTCTTCAATTTTAAAGATAGCCATTTTATCTCCTTATGATATTTTTTTGAATTCTTCTCCCTCCGGGAGAGGACACGGATCAAGCCATACAATATCTTTTTTAATTGCCCAGTGCGACAAAATTTTATTGTCGATGCCGTTGTCTGGCAGTTCGACTTCTTTGAATACATTTAGTCTGCGCATACCGTAGTGTTTGTCTAACTGGTTGGTGGCGTCTTTTAATGCCACGTCTATGGCAACCCACGTTGCGAATTCAATAAAACTTTGGACATCACTTTGTTCGTGTAGTGTAATCGTAATGCCGTCTATGAGATTCATGATGTGCGTAATGTCTGTCCTGTTTGAGACGTCTGCTGTATACATGACAATTTGAGCTTTGGATACTGTCCGGATAATTTTTATAGTGTCCAGTACAATGTTTGGTTTTAACATGGGTTCTCCACCTGTTAACATAATCAGGTCATAATTGGCCAGTTCGTATGCCTTTATGACTTGTATGGTATTGAGATCCCATTGTTTGTTGCAACAACCTTCGCAATTGCGATTGCAGTCTTCGAACAGAAGTAGTCTGAGCTTTTTCATATTACCCTTTTATCGTTTTGCCAAAAGTTTTTCTTCAAAAGTCGTTGGTATCGGATTGATGTATGCCTTGTATGCAAAATCATTTTCACATCCGCAGGCAATTAACATGTCAATAGCCTCGTCTCTGGATATGTGACCGAATGCTTTGTTTCGGTACAGGGCCTTTCTGGCCCTACCGAATGCTTTATCGCGTCCCCTTTTTGTGTTGAAATTTTCCTTTTCGGAACAGATGGCGATACCACGGGATACCCGTTCATGTTGTTTGATTAGGCATACAGTAATGCAGCGCCTGGTGTAGTCTTCACCAGCTGCGTTATTATCGATATAGTAGTATTTACATAAATCGAAATCGCCTGGCAGTGCCTTTCGAATGTCTTCCGGCATCATCATGATAACTCTCCTTTTTCATTGTGTCTTATAAAAAAATATAATTTTGTTTGACAAGGACGGTCATTCATATCGTCTCTTTATTCATTTGGTTGCCTCATTCATTTTGATATTTTTTTACCCTTGGTTATCTATTTTACTTTGGCTTTCATCGTTCTAATCTCATATACCTGTTTGTGTCCGCATTTTTTTGTTTTGCATTGTACTACGATTTTTTGGGTAGTTTGTTTATCGTCAAGTTTGAAAATTTGCAATTTTTTTAAGAGCTTAACTTTACGATTACATTTTTCACATCGGATTTCGTCGACAATGTCATGAACCAATGGTTTTATTTCCTTCGTCGACCATTTCTTTGGCCAAAGCTGTTGCAAGTTTTATGATCAACGCTTTCCAGCCATAGCCGCGTTCGTGACCTTCGATGCGACCACTTGCTATGATGTTATAGTTAACTGTTACGCTGTAATCGTAATTGCCTTTCTCTTCATCGCCGCTTCCGTCGTTTCTGATGTTTAGTACAAGCATTGTGTCTCCTACTTTTTGTAAGTTTATGAAATTCTGGATTTGGGTTTTTCATTGCTGGTGTTTTTTAATTCTCTTTAAACGGATGATTGATTGGCAATCCCTCTAATGTTCGCCATTGTATGTATAAATCAACCAGGAATGCTTTGACCATGTATCGTATGGACATACGGTATTTGTGAATTTTGGTTTTCTCTCTGTGCCTGTCACTTGTGTCAAGCCATTCGCGATATTCTCTATACACACCTTCATACTTTGACCGGCTGCCCTGTTTCAAGAAGCTCGGCCCGAGCACGCCGCATAGTTTCGTTTTCAAGAATGGATTGAATGTAATTGATTTTTTGGTGGCGGTTTTGCCTTCTTTTGTTGTGTATTCAACATCGATAAGATGGCTTGCCTTTTTACATCGTCCCTCTCCAACGACCTCGCCATTCTCTCCTTCGGTCAGGACTACATCTAACCCTGCGTATTTCCAAAAGCTGGCGGCAAAGTCAGCTTCTTTGGGATTCAATTCGCTGATGATTACAGCCGCAATGGCTGGGCCGATGCCCTGGACACCTGATAGAAATTCTGTCCAGATTGGGAAGTCGTCGAGAATATCAACGAGGTCTTTGAATTGCCTTTGTTCTGTGGATGACAGGCGCATGTAGGTGCTGACCATGCTTAGTTCTGCACGGTTGGTAATGAGGGGATTTTCTTTTGGCGGGAATTTATCTTTTAAGGGGCTGTCCGGATCGACAATTCCTTCAGTGATGTTTTTGTATGCAAGTTTGATGTTTTCGAGCAGTGTTTTATCTTTTTTACTGATACTGCTCTCGGATTCTTTTTCGCTGGGCTTGATACCCAGCTTACTTTTGAATGCTGCGACAATACGATTGCCGGTTTGAATTCTTAATTTTTGGAGGGCATACACTCCCCTTACGATAGTTTTTAGTTCCTGTTGCAATGCCACTTGATCCTGTTTGTTTGTTTGTGAGGTCATTTGGTTTTGCTCCTTCTTCTTTGAGGGATTCTATAGCGTGATGGTTATTTTGAGTTCATCTCCTTTTTATTCATGGGTGTCTAAAGTCATTTGGGATTTAGAGTTATGGCTTTCTATATTTTGTTGTTTCCATATATTAAATCTATAATGGTCGTTTTGTCTAAATTTTTGGGGCTGAGATCAATGAAACGATTATTTTCTTTGCATATTTCAAATTCCTCTTCGTTCATAAAACTCAGAGTCTCTTCCATGTTGCTGACAACCTTGCCGCCTGCGGATACAATCATATCGTTGAGTGATAATGTTCCGAGCATACTGCTCACAAGATATTTCCGGCTGTGCATTATACTTGATGACCTACTGGCAGTCATGCCGCGATCAACAGACATGTGTGTAAAATAAAATCGCAGTTCTTCTTTAACTCGGACGATCATGCCGATAATGCATTGTTGGTTATTTATGATGATATTTTCTGCCATTATGATATTGTTTGGATTAACCATGTAATTTTTTGCAAGGCTTTTAAAATTTTTACCTATCTTTTCATTGCTTGCAATGATTTTACATGGAATCTCTTCATCTCCTTCATATCTGTTATAATGATTGACTATTACGATTTTTGCGTCTTCATTCACATTGTTGCGCACATAAAATAGTTCTGTCGCGCCCTTTGGCTGTGGTGCGTCTGTCAGATCACCAGAAAATAAAATCCTTCCGTCTTTACTCCGATAGTTTGCATCCCAACCGAACTTGGTAGACACATCAATCATTGATATATCAAGATCAACTCTTGTTTTTTCAGTATTGGTCCAATGGATGCCGCATACCAAGTCGTCTAGTACTGTGACATAACTATTTGTTGGAACGTTACCGACGAATTGTTTTTCGGTGGCAGGCATGGCATATCGGATGCTTTGTGGAATTCTAAAAATACGGCCGTTTACTCTTTCTGCCATATCGGCAGCAATAGCGTCTGTGACAACACATAACGCATCGGTTGCTTCAGTATTGCAGACTGGATTCCATGGCATATCAGTTGCGTAACCTTTTCCGTTACGAACGCGATAAACAATTGATCCGAGACCATTTATACGATTTATGAGTGCTTGTGCCAAGCGAATTTTACGATTCATCGGCGCGTTTGTAATTTTATTCTCTAATCGGGTCAGAGACAGTGTGCCCCTTATGATACTTGCCGTTACGTTATTGAGATAATCTTCCGGCAGTGGTTTATGGAATTTTGTGGCTTTTTTTCTGAGCTGATTGAAGACAGTTTTGTTTTTTGCAGCTGATTTCATGGCCAGGAAAATCGGTTTATACCTGTAAAAAATAGATGCCAGATTGTTTGGTGCTCGGCTCATGAGCATATCGATGAATTTTCCATTGGAATTTTTTATTTTGTTGATCAGATAATCGTTTTTGATAACCAAGGATTCATCTGTAAGCTTCACAATGGCGTACCGTAAAAATTCTTCAGGATCGGATGGTGCCATGTTGTAATGGTCGTAAAGTCGAATCTTGAATTCTCGGTTTGTAATCAAATCTATAAAATTTGGTTTAAATTTTAGGTCATAAACCAGATCCATCATGTCCTGTAATACTTTTTCCGACAGGGCGATGCCTGCACTGCCCAGTTTGATGATTTCATCACGAATATTCTGGGTTGACATGGCTTTGATGTATTTCAATTCGAAGCTTTCCTTGATTTCTGGAATATCCAAGCGTTCATGAGGAATAAAGACCGTTGCCTCATTGTATATACCCAGCGTTTCAAAACCATAAGTGGTCATATAATGCATAATCTGCTGAAAAAATAAGACTTCAAGGGGGGTATCCCGAACGACGTCCCAGGATTTGTGGAATGTGGCATTCATGCGTTCGCCAGATGTACTGAGTACTTCTTCGATCATGACAAGAAGAGTTTCTGTCACGGGAATGCGGGGGTCAATGATGAATCCATTTTTGACAGTCCTGTCCAGGATGGCTTCATTGAATTTCGGAAGAATTTCTGAGAATTCAGGAACATGTACACCTTTGAATAGTCTTATCGTAGCGATCTGTGCCATTTTGTCACCCCATTTGTTTGTTTGTAAAAACAGGCGGAAAGTAATTCGAAGCCGGGTCTTCAGCCCGGAGATTTTTCAAGGAACCTTCTATGCCTGTTGGTTTTAATCGAGACGGGAAGTATTTTATTGTTTTCAAGTCAATGTTTTGAGGAACTTCCTGTGTCCCAATATGTTTTGAGGCGGGGAATATTATTTTGCTGGTATAATTAAGGAATTTCCTTTGCCTCAATTTTTTTGTATGGAATTGTAACGATGCCATATGCCGGATGGTGCTCGGCTATTTTTGTTATTTCTTTTATATTAATGTATTTTGATTTTATTTTTTCTATTTTTTTTTGAATATCGCTCATTGTAATATTTTTTGAATCGATTATAAATTCTGTTATATTCCATTCATTTCTTAATACTGCATAATATTCTTGTGTGGCATATATATCAAGATCCATAGTTTCTAAATTAAATCTTGTTTTAAAACTTATTGTTTCATTAAGATCAAATTTGTTTAAAGTCAGCCATACAACCAGTGCTTTATTTTTTGGACTGATTTTTAATTCTAAAATATTTTTAGGAATTTTTTTAAAATTTTCAGTCATGTTTGTAATGTTGGAGGAGGCAGGACTCGAACCTGCAACACACAGTCCCAAATTGAAGGAACTTTTTATGCCAAAGGCGAAAAGTAATATCTGTTGCCTCTACCAGTTGGGCCACTCCTCCATATGTTATTGTTCGGGACGGGTGGATGCTTTTATTTCTATCCCTAAAAGTACAATCATGAAAAAAACCCACCAATCGACAACACCTATAATACATAAAATAGCTGCGATGGGAAACGATATGAAATCAAAATAGTTAACAGAAAACCTTGGTATTCTCATCTCACGCCTCCTTGTGTGTGGGGATAGTGGCCAGGTCGCTATGTCTGTTGGATGCGTCACCGTTCGCTGCCGTTCTGGAAAGGCGGAGGGTAATTATAGGCGCTCTACCCCTGAGTTACATCCCGATAAAGATTCAGGCGGCGGGTAATTGTTTGCTCCATATGCATTTTATTTAAGGAACCCGCTATGCCTGAAAACCGTGTTGTCTAAGAATTTCTTTTACGTCGTTTATTGATCTATACACACCGGTAATGGCTCCCACTGATGCCCACTTGTTTAACCAATAAATTTGTTTTTTGGTTGGTGTGTTATCCCTGACTTTGCCTTCAAGTTCGAGACGTCGACCTTTGATACATCCTGTAACATCAACCCGTCCCTTTCGGCCTTGCTGGGAAGGTCTTTTTTCTGCGTAGCATTCTGGCAATGTGTTCAGGAATTTGACTACCTTTGAATTCAGTTTATTTTCGTTTTCCTGTGGTTCAATCTTTTTTGCCAGTTCAATAATATCGATATCTAAGATATCTGACATGTGCATACTCCGGTTTTAAATATATCTTTCGTAACACTTCCAATTCTTTCTTGTCAAATGGTTTCTTTCTTTTTGTCGAACGATAAAAAACAAAATCAGAATAAAACAAAGAAAAATTCCACATCGGACAAGAGTCTTTTTGCGGCCTGAAATTTGGTATTCTTATTTGAATGGCACTCAAGTCTGGGTAGAAAGACACTGCCTGCTTTAAATCAAATCCGTTTATTATAAGCCATACCACCAAAGCTTTATTTTCTGGCCATATTTTTTTCGCGGCGATTTTATGTGGAATTTGTTTTTCTATGAAAGTTGATTTTTCCTTCATGTTAATGCACGGTAACACTTTCTAAAAGTTCTGAATCTTCAAAATTTTCAGGAGTCTCAACATAGCCCTGCGCTGCAAGTGCATCAGTCATGATGGCATTCGGTACGCGCCATACCCTGAGCGTTGTTCGACTCTTGGGATCTCCTTTTATTCTTTCCACATTCATTCTTGTCTTTGTACATTTTAAATCGCGTAATGTTTTTTTTACTTCATGGGAACGCTCTTCTTCGCCTTTTAGATTTCTGAGCCATTGATAAAAATTGTCAAAATTTATATGCCAGTGGTTGTATTCAATGAATGGCCGTTTGTCTATCAATGCGTCTTCCTTGCGTGAATTCGATGACCCGACCGTATCTAAATAGTCCACTATGCAATGTTTTATTCTATGTAAAATTAATTCATCCGCGTCGAGCGGGGTGTCTTTACATATTTGTGAAATCAACCATAGAATATCATCCCATTTTTTTCGGTCAAATTTTATAACTTGTTTTGTACATTCAAAAACTCTATTTTTTAATCTTGATGGAGACGTCAATTCATCTGTATTTCGTAATGTTATTTTACCCTTTGTTGAAAAGATGGCATATGTTGGAGAGTCCGCTAAATATTTTTCGATTTTTATAATGTTCAACCCGAGCAGTACCTTCAGGCTTTCCTTCAATTCTTCTTCTGTGTAAATATTTTCATATTGCGTCCCTAATGTTTCTCCACCAACGCTTGACGTTTGATCTGCGCTTTTTTTTTCCTTTTCTTTTCGAGCTTTTATGAGGGTATTGAGCATGTAATCTTTACGAAGACCCTTATGGGGATCTCGTTCGTGCAATCGTCTGTTTGCTATGACCATGTTTGCAATTTCCTGGTCGTTCCATCCGAGTTTCACAACTTGATGGCACAGGCTCATATCATACCCGCTCTGGGACTGGTCTTTCAAAAGACTGTTCCTGCCATGCCATGTCTGGGCAAATACAGGATCTATTCTAACCAGGGCGATTAATTTCCGCAATGGGGGTTGTGATTCAAGGTCCAGGATTATAGATCCGTCTTCCTGTGGCATTATGGGAGGTTGATTTTCAATTTCTTTAGTCGTAAAATTTTTGAGGTCTTTGGGGGGGAGGAGATTGCCGTCTTTGTCTTTCGGCGGCTCTTTAACGATGACCTTTGCCTTTGATTCGGTCTGTGGCTGTTGTGGCATGTAGTTTTCAATTTCATCGAACGTCATGTCAATGAGAAAGTCTTCAAAATCTTCAGGATTATAACGATATGAAGTTTCCTTCATCACGTATACCTTTTTGATGTCGAGGGGATTTTTGACATTGCGGGAACCAGGCGGCCGTAATATGCGCGCCATATCCTGTACACTGTCAATGTGCCATCCCCCTTTTATCCCCGCTTTTTCCCCCGCTTTCTCGGCGTTTGCCTTCAATGTCGCTTTGAGGTGTGCGAGAAGCCGCATGCATGCCAGTCGTAATTCTGGTGTTCTGAGTTCCCATGGCTCCTTAAAAATCCAGTATGCTTGCAAACCATGCCCAGAATGGACAGTAACTGACGGATCGAATCCGAACCCTTCTATAATAGTCAGGGCCTGTTCAATTGTTTCGGGGAGGTTCTCGTGTTTGTGGACTTTGTCTTTGATGTCGATGTCACAGAATAAGGCGGGCATTGAGATGACTGGTCTGTGTTTTGCTTCAATTGTTGAACAACGATAGCTAGCACCGTGCGGTCGTCCAGCCATTCCGACCTGAAAATAGACGTTCTGTTTTTTTCTTTTTGCTATAAATTTTGTGGCCTGTTGGATATTTTTAAACCAGGTAGATTTTCCGCCACGTTTTGTCGGTACCCAAACCAGGATATGATCATTTTCTTCCTTGTTGTCGTACAGCGCAGTCATAAATTTGCGAAGATTCATTGTGTGTGTCTCCGAACACTCACCCCATGAGAAATTGTGGATTAGATCTGGATCAAATCTGTATTGCTCTGCTTGGCATCCCTTTACGCTTCGAACCCATTGGCTGTGCAATGATCAGCTCTTCTTTTGCTCGCGTAATCCCAACGTAGAACATTCTGTAAATCGCATCCATACCTGTAATTGTCGTTGCTTCTTCTTCTGCGGCAGATGATATATCTGGAAAAAGATATACGATGTCCGCTTCCCCTCCCTTGACACTATGAATTGTGCCGATGATAATTTTAGGGGTCTGTGATAACGCATCAAGACCGTGCCGATCATATACTGAAATTGGATATGTCATTGTGGTCTGGCGTCTTCCGATAAGATTATCGTACAACCAATTAAGATTGCGATCAAGTGCTTTTTGAACCGCAACAGGTGATAATATCTGTGGCAATACCTCTCGGCAAGTATGTAGTCCCGGTAGATTCTCTTCTACTGCCTGTTCTAATTGTTTAATGGCTTTTTTCCCAACCTTTCGAATTAATCCTTCATCTCCGACCTTTAAAAACTTTGCCCATTTAATAAATTGTGGTATGTTCCAGTAATTATCATCCATACCATGATCAGAAAAATTGATGATTAAATCCTTCGCTGATGTGCCCGTCATATTAGATTTGAGGGGGTTCCAATCGCCACGTTTCATTCGATACGGGTTATGAAATGGCAATGATCGTTCTCTTAATCTTTTCTTGAGAACATTGAGCATATAATCACAGGTTGACAGGAACATGACGGTCTTGCCTTGTTTTGCATATGCTTCGGCTTCTACAATTGCTGTTTCCGGTGCTCGAAAATTTGCCATTGACATTCGTACTATACCGTCAAGATCTTTTGGCTTATATTCTTTTGGTTCCCGGGTCCTGACATTTTTGATAATGGACATGGCTTTTTGATGAACAGCCCTGGGTATCCGGTAAGACTGGGACAAGACAGTCTTATGTTTGTCTGGTATTTTTGGATGTATGAGAGACATGGGATCACATCCGGTAAACGAGTACAGACATTGGTCATCGTCTCCAACGAGTACAATCCATTTTGCTGATGCTCCCCATGACCGGACAAGAGACAATTGAAGCTTGGTAAAATCCTGAGCTTCATCGACAAAAATTACTGATGGACTGCCGGGTGCATATGGATGTTTGTCCCTGCATACCTCAATCAGATCTGTAAAATCCATGATCAGTTTTTTCTTCTTAAACTTGGACCATTCTTTCATGAATTCGATAGACGGTCTGTCCCAAGTATCCATGGGCTGCATTTTTGCTCGATAAATATCCGTGATGTGAAGATAATTGGGTTGGTTTCCCATGGTTGATTCTTTATTGTCTTTGATCCCCTCATCCATGGCTCCGAGTGATGCCGGTGGAATGTAATATCTGGGAAACCTGTCGTTCCATTCTGGTATGTGTTTTATAACGAGTTCCGGCCGACCCAGGGCATGGTAACATAAACTATGAGTGGTGCCTACATGTTCCGGGTTGACCGGGATAGTCTCTCCTGTGTCACGACTCTTTTTGTTCGACACTTCTCTTGCAGCTGCCCGAGAAAAACTGGTCACGACAACCCGGTCGGGTCCAAATTTATTTACCGCACGGGGAATGTCTCTCGTTGCAAGTCTGGTGGTCTTGCCGGTTCCGGGCGGTCCATAGACCCTGAATTCAGTCATTATTTTCACCGTTAAATGTCTCATCAAATTCTGTGGATGTATAATCTGCTGATGCCATGGCATCGAATGTCAATTGTTGAAGTGTGCCTAATAGATGTACACGGTCGCACCCATTTTTATATGTGCATGTTGATCCATCTTTTTTTCTTGTAAAAACGAGTGCAAGGGCTGAAATTTTACCCATTTTTATGTCGTCTATCAATTCATATAAGGTGCTCAGTGCGCCAGTCGCGTCTTCAATTGGAAACCGTTTTATCATTTTTGCTCCTTCAGGATTGAGAGTACCGCATCAAGAGTGTCGGGGTAATTATCATGGAAAAATATTAGCTCTTCAATGTTGATATCAATTGCAACTTGTACATCGTTTACAATGCTTTTAATTTCATTGTCATATGGGTTGACAATTTTTTGTGGAGTTGATTTTACGGTGATGTTCATTTAATTTCCTTTTGTATAATTGAAAGTAAAAGGCAGGGACTTTCGTCCCTGCCTTAATGCTGACACTGCAAAATTAACTACTGTCGGAGGAAGTTATTATGCCGCAGTGTCAGGTTGGCTGTCAAAGAGTTTTTCAACCGGTTCTGTATATGGTTCCGATTCCGATGAAGTCTCTCCGTTGTTGCCTTCTCTGGAAATAGCTGAAGCGGCGTTGTCGAGTGTTGGCATGATTCCATTCAGGTATTCATCAACCCGTCCCTTTGCTTGGTCATCCAAAAGCCCGGCTTGTTTGAATATCACCTTGCTGTAATCGATGCCATCCCGCGATTTGTCTCGGGATAATGCAATCTCTGTCACAACATGACTCATCTTTACATAAGGCGGTTTAGTTGCCAGATCGATCAGATATTTCTTGGCATTTTCAAGACTTGTCGGGGGTACGCTGATTACGATCGGTAATAACGATCCTTCCGTAAGCATGAATACCAAACGTCTTTCGGCGCAGGCTTTACCGTGTCCCTTGCCGTCGTTTTTTGTCTTGAATTGATTAAAATGGCATTCAAGACATTTCCCACCTGGATTTCCAGATCCATTGATGCAATCTTCTGAACTGCAATCTGGTGGTGTTCCGCCTCCAGTATATTCGTCTTTCCAATATGATCTGACCATTTTTGTCATGAGAATCACGCCCTCTATGGACTTGACCTCTCCCTCTTCCCCGTTGACGTCTTTTACCGTCCAGAATGTACCGCCGCCTGTCGGGATTTGAATGCGTTCCAAATCTTTAAATGTAATGGACTCACCACCGATATTGTTAGACACCAATTCTCCAATATTTACATCAGTGGTGGCCAATGCATAGTTTGACAGGTCGATTGGCACAAGTTCCTTTGTCTCTTTTTTCGTCATGGTTTTACTCCAATTAAAATGTTTTTGATACTGAATTCTGGTTCTGAGCGTTGATTCTGAGTATTATTTTTTAGAAATTCTTTAGAATTTTACCACCCCCTTTCTTTAGCCTGCCAACATTTACTTACTGAGTAAGCGCAAAGAAATCTTGTCATGGAATCCGATGACATCCCGGAACTGTTCTGGCAGTTCTTCGCCGGATTTTATAATCTCTCTGATGTATGCAGACAGGCTTTGATAATTTAATGTGATAATCGAATCCAGACCGAGTTCTTTGAGAACTTCTTTTGCTTTCTCTTTCTGTCCTTCTGCAATTTTGGCCCAGATTTGGCTTGATGTCGTGATGGTTTTTCCATCAATCTTGATGGAATTAACCCCTTCATTTGCGAATGAATTGATGATCATGTCTTCGAGTAGCTTAATTTCACCTTCGATAAATTTTAACTGCTCATTCAACTTTGTTTTTTCTTCTCTTTTTTCCTTGTACTGCCTTAGAATATTAAAATCCATTTTGTTCCCCCATTTATATTGTTTAAGTACACCGGTGTGCGCCCAATATTTTTCGTCATGGCATACCGGCAGTCCATCGACGGAAGGATTTATTGCCTGCCCAAGACCGTTTTACGAAGAGGAGACAGGCAAAATTGTTACTCTATTTCATGTTGAACGCGACACAGTAATAGGTTAACAAGAAATGAAATTACCCTCTTCAACCCTTGCGGGATCAATTGGTTATTTATCTTCCATGCGTGTGTTTCCTGGCGCGCCAGGCACGGTTTCTCCGAGCGCGGGCAGGGTTTGTCCCGGGGGGACGAAAGATCCGCGTGTCCACACAATGGGATCTGATGCTTTTGAACCTGTAATATTATAGGCATAGATTGTGTACGTTATCACAACATCATAAGGAATGTTTAAATCATTAATGGGGAATTCGGTAACGTTACCGAGGGGACCGGAATTATAGGAAGTTGTGCCGTCTGTGAATTCGATGTAATAACCATCGGGTACACCACCACTTGCTGGTGCATCCCAGACAACGAAGTCAGCGCCCTGTGCTGGGCCGCAAAAAACCATAATCATAAAAATACAAAAAATAATTGCGTGTTTCATGTCATACACTCCTTTGGAATAAAATTATTCATCCCGTGATTCGATTCTGACATTCTCAGGCTGTCCCGGCACGTTAATTTTAACCACGCCCGGCCCCCCTACAGCATGAGCTTCATATACAAAAATAAAAAGATGACCCGCTGCCGAGCCTATCATAAGTGCCATTAAAAAAATTATCATTTTTTTTATCATTAGAATGGTATCTCCTCTTTAACCCAATCGGGTTCATTTTCCATCTTAACATTGTTATAGATATCATTCAACATATTACGTTGCGCGTTCTTTGTCATTTCGGCAAGGCGATTGTCATCTATGATGCTACTCGCCAACTTTAATTTTCTTTGGATGGCATTATAAATGGATACATCCACGGTTTTCTGTGCATGAAAATGATAATAAATTACATCCATTGTCTGTCCTGGTCGCAGTACTCGTCGGATGCTCTGCATAAATGTACCAGCGCTGTGTCCAGTAGACATATAGAACACATACCTCGCTTCTGTCAAATCAATTCCCTCACTGCCGCTTCTGATCTGGACAACCAGTGCATTGGCGAATCCTTTTTTCCATTTTTCGTAATCATTTTCCCGGCCGGATATTTCACCGACAGTTCGGCCTAATTTCTTGAGTTGGGCCTTGAGGAATGTGATTTCCGCTCTGAACCTGCAAAAGATAACGATGGGTTCATTTTGTGGCAAATCCTGTACCTTATCTATCAATGCGTCGAGCTTGTTGGAATCAATTTTTTTGACATTACCGCCAGCCTCGCTCTGATAAAACCCGGATGTAAACTGGGATAGCCTGAGCAGTTTAACAAGAGCATTATCAACTGATACCTCTTCATTATCAATCCATGTTACGAACTCTTTTTCAAGTTCTTTGTATTTTTTCATGGCTGAGTCTGATAATTTAATAGGAATGACTTCATGCATATGATCCGGCAGATCGAGCACGTCTTCAGCCTTGACTCTGTGTGCCATTGAAAAAAATTTGTCTCTCATTTCATTTAAATTAACATGTTTCACAACCTGTCTGTTTTCATACCCGCCCATGACACAATATCGTGCCTTGAATTGCTGGAATGACCATCCGAAAATTTTCTGGTTAAGAAATCTGAACTGGGCATAGATGTCGATAGGACTGTGAGGCATCGGCGTTCCGGAAAGGCCGACACGGCGACTGGCCGCTCTGCCGATCTTGGCTGCTCCCCAGGATGCCTTGCCATTTGGTGACTTGATACGGTGGATTTCATCAAGCACCATGAGATCCCATGGCAGTCCCATGAGCAATCCGGGGTGTTCGAGTTTATATTTTTTGCCAATGACCGGCCCGAGTGGCGGTCGCCAGAAAGTTTCATAATTCAGGACAGCCGCATAAGGCTCGTCGTTTATTTTGCATTCTTTGATGAACTGTTGGAGTTCTTCGGCTTTCTTTATGGTGTCGACGGCACCATTCGGTGTGTAAATTTGGAAATTTTTGTGGCTGTGGAGATCAAACTGGAGGGGCCAGACGGGGATGACAGCTTTGGGACAAATAATCAAAATTGATTTCGCATCATGTCCGTTGGCGTAATCAATAGCTGCCTTTGATTTGCCTGTTCCCATATCGAGCGCAAAATAAAAATTTTTATGATTTTTGGATAGATTCCAGGAGTCGACCTGGTGTTTCCATGGCTCTGTTTTTGACTGGGGATAATTTTCCATATGATATGATGCCCAACGCGGAGTACCGCTTCAAAAAAAAATCAAAAAATCATAAAAGAAAAAAATAACTACCTGCCGGTTCATGCTGGAAATTTTATTATGTCATCAGATGTCAGGTTATGTCAAGTGCTTTCTAATTTTTTTTCAAGTCCTTGACGAAAACCTCGGAGAGCGTATTCCATACGCTTCAGATACTTTTGAATTTCAGCATTTTCCATGACGGCAATGTCATCCGGAAGCGTCGTGAGCTTCATGAGTTCAAAGAGATCTGTCAAGTCGTCTCTTAAATAATCATCCATGCATAATGACAATAGATAATTTTGACCCATTTTTATCATGGATACATTTCCTTTTTCGGCCTGTTGGATCATGGCGTTTATCATGGCAGATACTTGTGGAAATTTACTGTAGCAATCGGTCTGTTCACATAATTGCTTTGCGAATTCTCTGGCGCTCATTTTTATTACGATAAGAGTCGCCTGCTCCTTTGCCTCTTCGTCCTCAATAATACCATCCATCATTCCGGAGCATCCGAGAATGAATGCCATGGTGATTATTAATGATGTGATATATTTCTTATTCATTGACTACTACCTCCATTTTGCTTTCTGCTATCTCGGCTCTGAGATTGCGTACTTCTTCTTCGAGCCTGGTTATTTCTTTTTGCATTATGGCAATTGCAATCTCTTTTTTTCCCAGAAGTTCGTGTACTTCATTTATCGCCAGCCCTTGCTGGTTCTGCGTTTGCTGTTGACTCATTACTACCTCCTTTGCATGGTTAATATTCTATTCTTATGCCAGCTACGGCATAGTTATGCGTTATTGTAAAAGTACTACCCATTATTAACGCTCCAAGGAAAACTTTTCGATATCCTCCTGGAAGTGCGTCTGCTATAAAATATTTCATTATGTTTATTGTTACGCCGTATGTCGCAATTTGTCCTGTCGATGGCGTACCGCCAGCAATCATGCGGATTGGCATAGCTCCTTCTTCCCGTCCCTGTTTTATTGCAGAGTCAGTTTGAATACAGTCGATAGTGTTCAATGCGACCGATGTTGTGAATAGAATTTTATCAGCAGTGTCCCACCCGGCACAGGATGCAAGGGCTGAGATTGATATAATTATTAATATTTTTTTCATGTTCCAAGATATATCAAATCAGCATAAACAGTTCCAGTAAAGCCTGTCATATCATCATAAGTCCCATCATCTCCTTCAAAGGCTGCTATAATAAGACGACCGTCTTCAGCGCGTAATTTTAAATCAATCCCAGCTGTGTTTCCATAGTTTCCGCGTCCGTGTATTGATAATCCCATATATGCATCGTCTCCAAGCGCACCCGGTTTTATATATAGACCAGAACCACCGGTAGTTAAATATGCATATGTGTTTGAATTCGCTGAACCTTTCCCAAGATCATTGATGAGTGTTGTATGTAGACTTGCGTGGGCATTCTGTCTATCTTCTAAAGTAACATCGAGAGTAGCGCCTGTTCCTTGAGCAATTGTTATTTTTATTATTCTGAGGGCTACATATGAAAGCGCTCCTGTATATGGAAGATTAATTACACCTTGAAACGCTGCACTGTTGAAGTCTATATTGTCAGCTACAATGTCTAATTTTGTAGTATTCGCGCCTGTATATTCAAGAGATATTTGTCCATATGTACTATCAAATCCACAGTAAAGCTTTGAATGACATTCAGAATATGTTTCTCCTGATTGTAAGTCAAGGTCTGAATAATTTAATGGAGAATCATTGTATGTTGACGTTAGTATTGTTGATGCACGGTCGGAAACATTACATGAGTCCATGTAAAGTGTAGACCTTCCACTTGTGTCAAAAACACCAATTGCAAAATAATCTTTTGCTTCAATATATATATCTTCAAATTTTTGAGTGTTTCCTTCATGGTTGTAACCAATACGAAAAGAAGTATTACTCCCTTCGCTTGGATAGATTGCAAACGTTTCTGCATTGAAATCTGCGGCAATTCGAATATCTCTTGAATTGCTGACAGCAAAAGCAATTATTGCCCTGTCCCCAGCTGTTGATTCCATATTGATATCTGCACCGACACCCATATTAATGGTACCGTCAATGTCCATGGTCTTGCCTTTACCAAGCTTCATTGAAAAACCATCTGTCGTACCGAAATTCAAATACGACAACGTAGCACCAGTCGTACCATCTGATATGCTGAGGCCGTACTGGCCTGAATCGTATCCATAGAATACACCGGCTTCTGAATTGCTGCCGATTTCTGTTTTAGCGGTTGAACGCAATGCGCCGCCTGCTGACATAACGATACCACCGTCCGTGATTGTCACACCATCTTCAATTTCATCGACAGCTCCGTACATTTCTTTTACGCGATCACGTCTGTAATTATAAAGCGCTAACACTTCGTCGTGGGTAAGAGCTGTTGAGTAGACCCGGCAGTCTGTGATGCATCCATCGAATTCGTAACCGGAACTGATGTGTCTATTGCCCCATTCAATAGCACCATTATTCTGCGAACTGTTGGACCCCGTAAATGTTGTGATTCTTGAATTTGCAACACCATCGAGGTATAAACGAAGACCATTTGTATAGTCGGCAACCATGGCGAGGTGATGCCAATTGCCGTCCCACATACGCAACTCTTCATCTGCTTGGAAATAATGGTATCCGTCACTGCCGTTATTGTTGTGTTCAATGAACATTACAAATCTTTCGTTGTTATATTCATATCTGAATTCAAGTCTGTCTTCTGTTGAACTGTCGTCCTGTTGTTTGCTGAAAAAATTTATTGATGAAGTCAAGGTTGATTCGTCTGTTGTATCAGGCTTCACCCACATACTCAGTGAAAAACTGTCGCTACCGATACATGCCGTTGAGCTGCTTGACGCAGCAAGCACATAATGGTCGGTACCGTTCAGGTGCAATGCCTGCCCCATAATTCCAGATTCAAAATCAGATGCTATCGGTGTCGTACCGCCTATTGTCGCGTCGTTTCGATGACGAGATGCATCTTTAATGATTGTCGAACCTGCCGGGTCGTCGAATGTTAAATGCTGTACCAGATATTCGTCGGACGGAAGCAAATAGGCGTACTTAAACTGATCCGGAGTTATGCTGGGCGGAGAATTATAAAGTGCTTTAATTTGAGACGTCGTTAAAGCCTTGCTGTAAATTCGAATGTCGTCCATCTTGCCGTCAAAATACCCGACAGCGCTGTTCATGTCCCGGCCGATGTATATTTCTGAATCGAGAGAGGCATCGTCCGGTTGATCCCATAGATTGGAACCTTCATAATCGTCACTCTTCAGTTCACCATCCATATAAAATCTGAGATATCCATCTGTACGAGCGATTACAAATGCAATCTGATGCCACTCACCATCATAGAATTCAACCCCGTCAAATCCTGTATGATTTTCGACGGCATTTGTATTTGAAGATTCATGTAGAGTCCTGAAGTAACCTTCAGTATGATGCCACATATGATAGGTACGGTCTTCCGCGCCCTCATATCGAGAGAAAAAGTATTCATAGTTGGACGGCACACCGACAGTATTCGCCTTGGCCCACATCACGACCGTCTGCCCTGTCGATCCATCTGCCATGAGAGCAGAAAGCGCGCTGTCATTTGGTACCCGGATATAATCTGTCGATCCGTCAAGTTCAAAGGCATTTCCATGCATGCCCTGGCTCCACTTGGACGCAGATGACGGATCAGTCCCTCGGATTATGGCATGGATACCGTTTGGTGAGCTATCAAAGCATTGGGTTGTATTGACTTCATCAAGCTTGTAATAAATCAGAAGATCTTCATCTGTCGGAAGGGCTGCCGGTTCTTCAGATGGATATCCATGGCCTTTAGGGTTGGTGTAAAGGGCCATCATTTCGTTTTCAGTTAATGTCTTGTTGTATATTCTTAATTGAGATATTTTCCCACGAAGACCTTGCCCTATGGTGCGTGATGTCCCGATGTAAAGCGTGTCTGTTGAAGATGTTGCGTAGTCGACTCCATTGTAAGAACCGTCAAGTGCACCATTTACGAATATTCTTGCCCTTGTAGAATCAAGCGTAACACCCACATGATACCATGTGTTTGACACCAAAAGTGTCTCTCCTGCATTGGAATCACGATCCCCCGCCTGGTTTGTTCTAAATTCAACATATCCATCATCATTGACACGAAAACAATACCCATTAGTATCTAACGTTTCCCTGGAGATAATATGCCAGTTATCAGAAGCTGGATTTGGAAATGGACTGTCTTCTATTTTTATCCATGTAGATATACTTATATCTCCTGTAAGATCAAGTGTTGAAATTGTGCCGCAATTTACATAGGTACTTTGAAGATAAATAGATGGCCCAACCGGACCGTCGGTAAAACTTCTGGAATGGAGTCCGTGTGAAGCTATGACTGTTCCATGGCAAACATTACCACTCCTGTCATAGACATTCAAATCGCCTGCGTATTCATCCATAGGCCAATATGCCACGAGATTTTCATCTGATGGCAGTTTGGGTACTGTCCCGACAGAAAGCGTACCCGCTATATTCAGTTCTGCACCATCCCATTTTATATAATTGGAATCATCTCCAACGTTAATGACATAGTCGGATTCAGTATCATCATAGCCGACAAAGAACCCCTTGGTGTTGCTGGCATAAGTGGACTTGCCATAACTGTGGATATCTCCGCCGGAAGACATTTCTATATAGCCACTGGTAATTCTTGTGCCTGTTTCGAGACGGCGCTTTGTGTCGTCTGCACCTGGAGATACTCCTGATGGATTAAGATATAATGCCTTTATTTCTTCAAGTGTCAGACATCTTGTATAAACCCGACACTGCGCTACCTGGACCTCTGAGTATCTATTCGCTACTCCACCGCCAATTCGTACTGGTGCGTCGGCTATTTCATTATCATACCCGTCGTTATTTGAGATTGCAGAGTCTGTATCCTTAAGCACACTATTTACGTACAACCTGGATTGGCTGTTACTGAACATACCGACTATATGGTACCATGTATTTGAAGTTGGGAATGCCCATATCGCTATGCTTGTACTGGCAGCAGCTGTGCTGGATTGCGATGCCATATAAAAACGATTATTTTTAGTTTTATAATCTATACCCAGACCATTCTGATAAGTGTCGTGTTTTGTTAAAATGTGATGGTAATATGTTGAATGAGATACGGTTGATGTTGGGTTGACCCAGCAAGAAAATGTTTTTATGCCATCGAGAGATGAATTTGTTCCTGTATAGACGTACTCACCAGTCCTATGGAAATCAGGACATGTTCCAGCAATCCCTTGTGTCCAGTCGGCAGATGTATCGAGACCAATTCCTGTACCATGATTTTCATAGTGACTATAATCTAAAATTTTACTTGAGCCTTGTATTCCATCATTTAATGGCCAGTGGCCTACCAAGTCTTCATCTGTTGGAAGATTTGGAACGCTGTCTACTGTAAGCGTTCCTCTGAAATTTAATTCACCATCAGAATGGTCATAACTAATACCCGGGTTCCCATTAGAATAATCACCTGCGTAAAAATCTCCAGCGTTATCACCATTAACTGTCATTCTGGCTGTGAGTGTGCCGTTTGACGTCCACCCCTGGATGCCATAATTATTGATAGCCAGTCCGCCGTCTGTAGGCGGATCAGCTGAAGTTTTTATAACACTGGCTGAATAGACATGATAATCATACAGATCAATTACTCCGGATGCGAATCTTGGAGCCGTGCCATCTGTAAATAATCTCAGTGTCTCGCCAAGGATGGCATCATATCCAATCAAACCGTCTGGTCTGATTTTTACATAATTTGATCCTGCAATAACACTGACTTCTGTCTCTCCGGTGTCTAATTTTATGGTGCCTGTACTATTTGAAGTCTCAAGTGTGTCTGCTGTAATGGACCAGCCGCCTATTGCCCCGGCTGTCGCTGTGATTGTACCGGCAATAGTTGCTGTCGTGGCGAATAACCTGCCATTTTCATCTACCCTGAATGGCGCGGAAGCACGGGTTGTATTGCCTGCCCAGAATCGCCAGTCAAGCCCTCCTGATATTTCAGAATTTATTCCAACTTTACCACTCTCTACCTGCAATATGTTTTCAGTTATCGACCAGCCGCTGATGTGAGCACCGCTTGTGTCTATTTTAAATATTTCAGTACCAGCCGCGTCATTGCCTTTTATGCCATATTCTCCAGATGCCACCTGCCCCATTATAACCCGCTCAGTCCCGTCCTCCAGGACTGAAATAGTCGGGTCTGATGGATCTATTATAATGGTATTCGTGCTGGTTTCAGTGTCTTGAATTCGTAGACGACCGTAAAGTTTGTTTGGCATAACATTACTGCCGCTGACTTGGTCCGGACCAGCAAACACAGGCTGCCATGTAGCTGTTGATTCAGTTAGGGCATCGATGCTTGTTGACGCAGGCACTGAATCCCCCCAGTTTTCAAGGGCAGTTTTCATGGCGGAGACTGTAAATTGAGGCACGCCCGTGTTGGGGAATTTAATGCTGTCAATCACGACAGTTTTCGCCCCCCCATATTCAGACCCGGACAGGGTAATCACATCATCCACTTCGAGGTAAAGATTCTCTAATGTGGTATTGAATGAATACCGTTTGTCCATCCAATACTTTCGTTGCAGCCATAATTCAGCAGCTCGTCTGACATATATGGAATTTTGTACATAGGGGTTGGCCAGTGTGTCGTCTGTCAGATATTCATAACTGGCACCGCCATCTGCGATTACAATAGTTTTCGCCAATTCATCCTGTGGCTGACCTGGCTTTTTAAATGCCGTATAACCTGCATCTGAATCTTCAACCGTTGATCCGGACAAATGCTTGAATGTGGTTGGTCCACCATCAGCAGATCGCAGAATGTCATTGTCTGTGAATGTCGCTCTATTCGTTCGATCAAATTTGTCCAGACATATCTGGCCACTGCGTTGTTTCAACGTTGAATTACAACAGTTGAGCAGTCGAGTCAGGACATCTTCACGTTCTTCCGGCATATAGAAGCCGTAATTGTATTCAATGCCCCAAGTACTGTATGTAGCCGCCATGACATCAAATGACGTGCCGCTCATAAGACTGGCAGACGCGCCAATATCTGAGAGGAAAGAATTAACTACGCTGGCGGGACTTGTCATGCCAACCGTGTCTGCACGGCTGAATTTAACGATATAATTTTCCATCAGACTGCTTGGTTCGCCGTAAGGACCGCCGCAGTAAGAATCCTCGGCAACGTAAGCCTGGAATACTCGATATTCAGTACCATCGACGATAAAATTTTCCTGCGGTGCGTAGTCTGTCGCTGTCAGAGTATCACTGACGTCCGGCCAGATAGATAGCGGTGCATCCCGTGGCGTCCTGAATTCACTGATCAAATAAGTCGTGTCGGTTAGCCCCAGGCAGTGATACCATTGACCGTATGGACATGTCGATGTCGTAGTTGGATCATATATAATACCGATAGGAATATATGCCGTACCAAATACCTTCGGTATGCATACATTGTCATAATCAGAATAATTCTCAGCAGGAATGATGGCTGCCACTTGCTTCGTGTTTGGCCACACACCATCAAGAAGGCTGGTTAGATAGTCCTTACAATTCAGGTATAATTTTTGTTCAACATCGTCTACTTTATCGATTACATAAATCCATTCTCGAAATACAGCCGTTTCAAAAATATCGTTAACAGTAGCAGATAAGAGTAATTTTACATTGACTGTATTGAACACATCGCCTGATTTAAAATCATCTTCATCCAGAGTCTTGCCGGGGTTGACGATAGGGATTTTTATATCACTGGGGGCTATGTGCCCTATGTCACCCCGGTTAGCAGTCTCAGTAATTCCGCCCCATTCATTACTTACGACTGTTGCTGTATAAGTGTTGCTGTTATATATGAATTCTTTTGTAGACCATTTATAACTGCCCACTTCAAACAACCAGGTGCGTTCCTGTTGTGTGGCAGATGCAATATTTGTCTGGGTTGATGAGAATGTAAGCATATCAGACCCCTAATCTGTTGTTTCCCATGGATTTGTCATACTGTCAAAATATATTCCGATAACCACAAATGTAGCTGTAATATTGTAAAGCCGATCGTATTTCTGTGTACCTCTGGGCCTGTCGAAAAATCTGACGACGTAAATATAATTATCGTTTGGATGTTCCCAGAGGAAAGTCTTGGTTGTTCCCGCCCCTTTATTCTTGGAATGGTAAAAATCCATGACTGTGTTATAATCTGTCGCTGTCAAATCTGTCCATTTTATACCAAGCCTGAATTGATAATGCTGTCCCATATCAATTCGTTCTTCGGAAGAATCATCAAGTGTCTGAACAAGTTGGGTTCGAATTGGTGTATATGAAATGTTGCCATCACATGATGTAGACAGCATAAACGCGCTGTCAGGCGCAACCCAATGGACAAAATCTCCAGGCGCACCTGTATATTCATGTCGGAATATCTGTGCTTCTCCAATACCTGCGCCAATAAGGATGCCTGGGCTGATTTCAAACAATACTTCCCAATACATAGATGCCTGGCCCATTTTTGCATAGTCCAGACCTTCAATGATATTCACACTGTTTTTTTCTTTCCAGCTGACACCGCCGTCAAATGATTCAAGAATATAAGCATTGTCTCTAGTCTGGTCGTATACGGATGCGAGGATGTGCGATTCAGATATTTTGCAAAAACGTCTGAACTGACTTGGGGTTCCTCTGTCGATAGCAGTGTCTTGCAGTGACGCAATTTGTGTCCAGTTAAGACCAGAGTCTACACTACGCCAAATTTCACAGGCTCCAATTGTCCCGCATAATACTACCCCGTCCGTCTGTCCTTCTTTGATGACACAGAATCTATTCGCGTGTTGTTCACCAGCGATGTCGTAAGCCTGTGAAAATGTTGCGCCGCTATTGGTGCTCCTCCAGATTTCTGCCCCACCGCCCGTACCCGCAAGCACCACCCCGTCTGTCCCGTGCTGGTATACGGTTTCAAGATGCCTTATTGCGGTCTCTCCTGGAACGCTTCCTGTCTGGCATTGATACCAATTCTCACCACAATCTTCGCTTCGATACATTTCTGAAACATCGACGGTCCCGGCCATTAAGATTGAATCTGACCCGCTGGCATTAACGCATGTAATTGTGTAGACTGTATCAATAATGGTTTGAACGGCTGTTCCGGTTACATTGCATGTGCCGCCACTGCCTGCCGCAGATATGGCGTCATTGTTTGCTAAAGATCCTGCCACGACATTGATGGTCATAGTTCCTGTTGGATCACCGTTTGTACATGCCATGACAGATCCAGTACTTGATCCGCTGTCCCAGGTTACGACTTCTCCAGGCACAAAACTTGATCCCCCAAAACCATCATATGAAATTTCATAATTCCTGGCCAGCCTGATTACTTCGGTCCAGCTGTCACCCCTGTCCGAAGTCTTAAAGATACTACCAAGTATATGCATCCCGAGAAGACCTGTATTACTGTCTACTACGCAGAATGAGTATGTGTTCCTGAAATCTGAATCGCGGTCTTTAAGGTTTTCAATTTTTGTCCATGTCAGGCCGTTATCCGTACTTTTCCATATGCCGCCGTCGTTTCCGCCCAACATTACGGCTGTCCCATCGATAAATTTGTCGCCCGCCATTATACTCAGGTCCCCTATGTCCTGTTTCATTTCCCAGTTACTCATAAGCGATACCTATTAATTTTAGTGTCACATTTATATCCCAAAGATCTGGGGGCTTCTGGGTGTATGTGGGGAGTTTGGTACACCTTGCCACATAAGTATATCCGTCTGTCGGATGCTGCCACTTGAAGGTCCGTGTGATACCATTGCCCCTGCTTCGTTCCAGCATGTAATTCAAAACTGTTCCGCTGTTTGATGCCGATATGTTTGTCCATTTGACATCAGCAAAGAAAGAAGGAGCCTCATCCAGATCCAGACGTGTTTCAGTGGCATCTTCAAATGGGATTATTTCCTGATTCTGGCTGATGGTATAAACCATTGCGTCATGCGGCGACAGAGTGAGAGTCCCGGCAATGCAGTCAGATGTGTCTGCATTGAGATAATCGCCAGGCGCGCCTGTAAGTTTCCAGTGATAGATTGTCCCGGGGTTCCGTCTTGAAGCGACAATGGATGTACCAGTATCGTTTGCAAAATGTATTTCATTGAGGTAATTAAATGAATCAACATCGTCGTCGATTGTTCGCCAATCCATCCATTTTGCCCAGGTCTCACCTTGATCTCTACTGCGCCAGATTTCTGATAATAGATTTGTTGTGTCTACTGCAATGGCAAATACCATTTGATTGTCATAAGATGCGGGATCATATAGCGTTCCAAATTGAAAAATATAATCCAGGTTTGATGAATATTCTGAAATTTCAAATTTTTTCGTCCATGTCTCTCCTGAGTCTTCAGATTTCCATATCTGCGCTTCGTTGTATGTGCCCGCCAAAACGATACCGTCCGTTCTGCCTTCTTTTAAAACCGCAAAAGAATAGACAACACCTTCTCCAGATATATTTTCAACTTCTGTAAAAGACCCCCCAGATGTGACGCTTCTGGCAATTGTTGCGTTGTTATTTGTGCCCGCCAGAAGGATACCATTGTTTGATGCTCCGGTTGTATCATCGCATACTTTCACTACGCGTCTGACATACGATGGAGTTCCGCTCCAGGTGGGAGTCACATCTGTCCAGGTCAATCCGCTGTCAGTTGACTGCCAAAGCTCTGCGTCACCGGCAGCCCCTCCCGTGCTGCAACATAATATGCCTCCCGTTGAACTTGCATAACAGCATGCGATGTCATGGATATCAGTCGCGGTTTGTGAACCATAACTGTTGGTTGAAATCGATGCAAAGCTGTCCCCACCATCCGTACTGCGCCAAAGCAGATAATCCTCTGCACCGGTTCCGCCAGAACCTAAAATGATAACATCATCAGCTGTCTTCCCAATGCACATATATTTACCGACCGTATTGGTCCCGAATGACAGAGACCAGCTTGCGCCCTGATTGGAAGATTTCCATACCTCGCCTTCAGACCCACCGCATGCTGCAAGTATTTTTGAATCTGATATTGGAAGGAAGTCATATATGGCATATCCAATATTTTCTGATGCTCTTTTCCAAAGCATTATGATACCTTTTTTAAATCTTCCAGAAGGAACACAGCAGAATCGTTTAAATTCAATCCATTGCCGTATGTTACAGAATCATATGACGCTTCGACAACCAGGTGTCGTCTGACTGTATTGCGATTCCCGACTTTTGGCAACTCCGTTTCAGTTGTACTTATCTGGAGATCATCTCCAGACAGCACGACGTAGATTGTTGATGCCGGAGTCTCGCTTTGACTGCTCAGGCTGTTCATGATATTGTTGCTGTCATCTGTAAGCGACCATGATATGGACGCCGGAACGACTGCATTGCCGTCTTCATCCTGAAAATTCAACGTAACAATGTAGGTTGATTTTTCCTGTGCGATTTCAGTGAGTGTTGTCGGCATTGTTTATCTCCTTGTTTTTATAATACTTGAGCCTTTCATTCATGCTTTTTGCCATGGACATCCCGACACGACACTTCATTTTGATGTCGTTGTCTTCGGTCAGCTGGTAGATATCTCGCAGAAACTGGCAGATGGTGTGGTGACCGTGCCATCTGGTCTTTTCCATTTCCTTTAGTTCAACCGGCTGATGTCTTTTATACGGCATGGTGGTCTTCCTTATCGTGGTAAATTTATTTCAGTATAATCTCTCTGAGCCAGTCCGTGACTCTGTCTTTTGTTCTCCCCCAGTATGGAATTTCTTCTGTCAATGTCCATGAATCTTTAATGCGATTTCGACACCGATACTGGTCAAGTTTGAAACGACCAGGCGTGAGTGTATTGCCGTGTTTTATATCCACAATTGGATGTTTTGACTTGTAATAGGCGTACTCATAATTGTCGATACCCCTTGGCCTTTTTTTCCCCGGCTCGAACCCCATTTTTCGTGTGAAACCTTCCTTTTCGATACGTTTTATTCTCGCTTCGTAATGATTAACCAGCAATTCTCTGTATGCTACAAGCCCGGACACCTGTTTGATATCATTAAAATGAAGGGCGTCACCTGTCTTTGAATTCAAAAACCATGCGTTTGAATTATAATAATAAACGTCCTTTCGTTCCGGAATAAAATCGAAATGGCTTGGATGGTAGATCACATCGTGTTCGCAGAGGAATACCACGTCAGCCGTAGACCTTTTGAGGCCTTCCAGAATCTGTTTGAACATACTGAGCACGGAAGATTCATACGGTACAACAAAGTTATTGCCGAATTCGATTGGAAATTGTGAAACCGATATAATCTCTGCACCGTTGACAGATCTTGCAATTTGATTCCTGGCTGCCATGAGGATGCGCTCCTCACATTTATTATCCGTGTAATATACGATGCCCTTTGTGACGTCTGACTTAATTGGCACTACCTTCTTTTCCTGAACGTCCGGCCAGTCCGGGACCGGTGAGAACTTTTCAAGTAGCCATTGAAGGTCATGTTTCGCACCTTCCCATGAATTTCCAATCCATAATTCCTTGGATCGTTTCTTGGCTTTTTTGGAGCTGTTCGGATAGGGAAACCCAAACCCATTGCCGGTACGAAACATATGGGCAAACCACGTCTTTTTATTGACGACCTGCCGACCACCAGATAGCCAGCTCTTGCAAGCGACCTCAACGCCAACTTGACCCCATGAGCCATGTTGTTCATCGAGTCCCCCAAGGTCCCAGTATCGCTCTTTGTGTAAAAAGAAGCAGGCTCCGATAGCACATAATTGGTCGGATACGTCCCCCTTCGATTCTGGTCTGTCCTTGTAGTCTCGCCAGTACTGAAATTTGAGGTTGGAGTCGAACCGCATGAAGTCGGATGTTGGATTCCGTTTTTCTTTCCATATGATGACCTTGTCAAAACCATGGTTCTCCTTACACGATTTGCACTGTTTAGGTTCTGCTCCCTGGTAAACCTGGTGCCCGCATGCTCTGCACTTCCAATCGAAGGCATGTAGATTGTACATTCTTGGTATGACAGTCCAGTCATATTCAATATTTTTCATGAGCTTGACGTCGAATCCTTCATCGAGAGCGCAGTGAGCGTCCAATTTCATGATAAATTTTGCATCGCTGAGTTTTGCGCCTTCATTTGTGGCAGCTCGTTGTCCGATAGAATCTTTGTGATATATTATTCTCACATCCGGATGAACCGGCACTCCCGGTTCAGGCCAATACCCGTCAAAAATAGCGATGACTTCAGTGTTTCCCCGTTTTTGTTTCAGGACATTTTGAACCGTCTGGTTCATAAATTCTTCGTTGCGTCCTGGTATGATAACCGACAAATCAACCATTGAAATACCCCCATAATGTTTTTGCAGAACCCCATGGTTCTATTGACTGTGCCCTCTGATCATTGTGACCTACCCCCCGTCGACCCCCCACCCCCCCTTTATGATTGATAACAAGGGTTGGCAGATAACTTGAATAACGATCAAGCTTTACTCTTGGTAACCCCGACATCCTTTCCTTTCGCCCGGGTTCCCCCCATTTGTGCAGCTCACCATCGGCAGATTTTTTTGTCGGATACATCCGAAAGCGCTCTTCGAGTGTTTCGATCAATAGCTTTTTTGGTGCAATGCACATGCACATACCGCATCTTGGCCGATGGAAATAATAAGTTGGATTCACAAACCATTTGTTGACGTTGTATGCGAATACATCTGTTGGCGGCCTGAGCCTAAAATGATGAATATTGTAAAGACAGTCATCTTCGCAACAGGCTACGTATTCTGTCCTGGCAGACCTGGCGGCTTCAAGAATCTGCACATAGATATTATAGATACCGACACCGATATTCCCGAGGCATATATTCATGCCAAAATCGATTGGTTTTTGTGATACGCTGATGATAGGTATCCTGGATTCTCTAACCACACCATACAAATGCCGCCTTATCCGGAAGGCCATTTTATTATTAATCTCGTTGGCAGTGTAATATAGTATGGTCAAATCATTCATATTATTTTCTTACAAAAAACCACGACCGCACCTCCCTGTGGTTATGGGTAAGATATAAATCCGTGATATGATGACCCTGGCAATAGGCATTGACTGCAAGTATCACACCTTGCCTGCACCTGTCTTCATAATCATGCCCCGCGATAATGCCCTGTGGCCTGACCTTTGGTGTCCATTTTACCAGATCCATCATAACATTGTCAAAATCATGGAGACCGTCTATGTAAACGAAATCGAGTGTTTCATTATCGAGAAGATCGGCTGCGTCCTGGCTCGGCATTCGCATGTATTTGACATTGTAATCTTTTAATTTTTCTTGAGTTTCATGAAAAAACCCTTCATTAACCTCTTCTGTAATACGCCTGCCGTATTTCTTCCATGGATCGACGCATGTCAGTTCGATATCCGGGATATTTTTACATAATATTTTAGAAAACACTCCCTGTTGCACACCAATTTCGGCCCCCCTTTTTAACCCCTGTTCTCCCATAAATTGAGCCAGAAAGGATCGATTGCTGCGCTTAAAACCTGTAAATGGTAATACGTCTCTGCTCTTAATTCTGAATGCGCCTCTGATTGCCGTGTCCATTTTACTCATATTTTGTTCCCATACCATTGTTCCTGCCAGTCGTCCGGCCATCCCGGCAGGGGCCAGAATTTGTGAACGAGCCATGCCATTGACCGGTCAGGTTTTCTTTTACTCCATTTGTCGTTCATCCAAAAGTCAGTTGAAAATTCTTCAGTTCGGTGTTTTTGCTTGCGGCTGAGTTTGAATCCGCGTCCTTCCTCGGCACTTTTATGCCAGTGGGCATACCAGGTATTTTTATTGCGCACCACACGCCCCCCGACCATCCACACTTTCATGCCTATTTCCTGGGCTTCCTGAAAAAATCCATAATTTTCAGCGTCAAGCCCGCCTATTTCATCAAACAGATCCATTTCCATCATCCAGCAGCTCCCCTGGAATGTGAGAATGTCGTCTATTTTGGTGTCCTTTCGTTCATTTTCCAATCGATAGTATTCCTGGGTTCCCATATTCTCCCCAACCCATTTTTTCCCGTGCAAACCTTTCCCATACATGGTGTCGTCTCCGCCTGGATATGTGAGGTACAGATAGTCAATCGGTCCGCGTCCACGCTTCCAGTTCCTGGCATCAAGACTGTACCGACTTGGCACCATGAGATACCCACGCTTCATGTCTTCTTTGAGAATCACATCAAAATCTTTGCCGAACATGCAGTGGGCATCGACTTTCATAATATACTTGCCTTTTGCCAGCCTGGCTGCGGAGTTGGCATTTTCACGCATCCCCCGTGGTGTGCCATTGTGGATGACATGGAGATTGTCGTGAGACCTTAATGCCGTTTCAGGCCAATATCCGTCAAGGCATACAAACACTTCGATTTCTTCAGCTGCCTTTGCGAAAATATCATCGACAGTCTGTGCAAGGTATGGTTCGTTTCTTGCTGGTATTACGATTGATATCATATTGTTAGACCCCATTTGTTAATTTCCTCCTTTAAGATATCATATATTTATGGCTTGCACAACATTTGGATGCCTGAATTTAAACATCATTTGAAAAGGTTACAGATGGTCTTTTGGAAGACACAACGATTCCCGGCCTTTTCCCCGGAGTAACAATGGTTAAAACCATAAGCCCTGGTGATCCGGATGGGCTTGGACTTGGACTTTCAGATGCGCTTGGGCTGGTCGAAGGCGATTCAGATGGACTTTCAGATGCGCTTGGACTTAATGACGGTGACTCTGATGGGCTTTCAGATGCACTGGGACTTAATGACGGTGACTCTGATGGCGATTCTGATGGAGATCCCGACGGAGATTCTGATGGAGATTCAGATGGAGAGTCCGACGCACTCGGACTGACCGATGGCGATTCTGATGGAGATCCGGATGGAGATTCTGATGGTGAATCACTCGGACTTTCAGATGGCGATTCTGATGCACTCGGACTGGTTGAAGGCGATTCTGATGGCGATTCTGACGGTGATTCCGACGCACTTGGACTGGTCGAAGGCGACTCAGATGGCGACTCAGATGGTGATTCAGACGGAGACATCGACGCGCTGGGGCTGACCGAAGGCGACTCTGACGGAGACTCAGATGGTGACTCAGACGGAGACATCGACGCACTTGGACTGGTCGAAGGCGACTCAGATGGGGATTCAGATGGTGACTCAGATGGTGACTCAGATGGTGATTCAGACGCACTTGGACTGGTCGAAGGCGACTCTGATGGAGATTCTGACGGAGATTCACTGGGACTCTCCGACGGAGACATTGATGACGAGCCTGGCTCTGACGGACTTACCGAAGGCGACTCTGATGGAGACTCAGAGGGTGACTCAGACGGAGACATCGACGCACTTGGGCTGACCGAAGGCGACTCTGAAGGTGATTCAGATGGTGACTCAGACGGAGACATCGACGCACTTGGGCTGACCGAAGGCGACTCTGAAGGTGACTCAGATGGTGACTCAGACGGAGACATTGACGCACTTGGACTGGTCGATGGTGATTCTGATGGAGATTCAGACGGTGACTCGCTTGGACTTTCAGATGGAGACTCAGACGGTGATTCAGAAGCGCTGGGACTTACTGACGGAGACTCAGATGGTGATTCAGACGGAGACTCAGATGGTGACTCAGATGGCGACTCGGACGCACTTGGACTGGTCGAAGGCGACTCTGATGGAGACTCCGACGGAGATTCACTCGGACTCTCCGATGGAGACATTGATGAAGAGCCTGGCTCTGACGGACTTACCGAAGGCGATTCTGAAGGTGACTCTGATGGTGATTCAGATGGAGAATCGGACGCACTTGGACTTACCGAAGGCGATTCTGAAGGTGACTCTGATGGTGATTCAGACGGAGACATCGATGCGCTTGGGCTGACCGAAGGCGACTCTGAAGGTGATTCAGATGGTGACTCAGACGGAGACATTGACGCACTTGGGCTGACCGAAGGCGACTCTGACGGAGATTCAGATGGCGACTCAGACGGAGACATCGATGCGCTTGGGCTGACCGAAGGCGACTCTGACGGAGATTCAGATGGCGACTCAGACGGAGACATTGACGCACTTGGGCTGACCGAAGGCGACTCTGACGGAGATTCAGATGGTGACTCAGACGGAGACTCGGACGCACTTGGACTGGTCGAAGGCGACTCAGATGGCGACTCAGATGGTGACTCTGACGGAGACATCGACGCACTTGGACTGGTCGAAGGCGACTCAGATGGCGACTCAGATGGTGACTCTGACGGAGACATTGACGCACTTGGGCTGACCGAAGGCGACTCTGAAGGCGACTCAGATGGTGACTCGGACGGAGACATCGACGCGCTTGGGCTGACCGAAGGCGACTCTGAAGGTGATTCAGATGGTGACTCTGACGGAGACATTGACGCACTTGGGCTGACCGAAGGCGACTCTGAAGGCGACTCAGATGGTGACTCGGACGGAGACATCGATGGACTACCTTCAGCACCTGCCGCCAGAATACCGCTGTACATCCATGTGACTGCCTGCCGTTCCGCCTGTACAATTCCCGATGTGCCGGGAGGCGTGCCTGAAATCATTGACGGAACGAGCATGCACATGGAAGACATTCGATCTATGTCTAGTGTTGAAGCTGGCTCTGATGGAGATTCAGATGGAGACTCAGATGGAGATTCAGATGGAGACTCGGACGCACTTGGACTTGTCGAAGGCGATTCAGATGGAGACTCTGACGGAGATTCAGATGGCGACTCTGACGCACTCGGACTGGTCGAAGGTGACTCTGATGGAGACTCAGATGGAGATTCAGATGGCGACTCGGACGCACTCGGACTGGTCGAAGGCGATTCAGATGGAGACTCTGATGGAGATTCAGATGGCGACTCGGACGCACTCGGACTGGTCGAAGGCGACTCTGACGGGGATTCTGATGGTGACTCAGATGGAGATTCAGATGGTGACTCGGACGCACTTGGGCTGGTCGAAGGCGACTCTGACGGAGATTCAGATGGCGATTCTGATGGTGACTCAGACGGAGATTCTGATGCACTCGGACTTGTCGAAGGTGACTCTGATGGAGACTCAGATGGAGATTCAGATGGCGATTCTGATGGTGACTCAGATGGAGATTCCGATGGAGACTCTGACGTACCACTCGCCGCCGTAATCTCATGTCTCAACACATCCTTGCCATAACTCCAAACGTCATCATCTGCTGCCACAGTTGAACCGCTTGACTTGACAAGAATGGATTTGCCTAAACTCCATATCGGGTCATTGACTGCCATTAGCTAATCACCACCGCCGGGTCTATAAAAATGTCACCTGCTGCTGTATAATGTCCACAATAGCAAGTGATTCTAACCTTGCTTGCTGTTGCCGGTGCTATGCCTGTCACTTCTAAATAATCCCAATCATCTGCGTCTGCTGCGTCTGCGATGCTTGCCTCATCGGAATAAACTTTTGTCATGGTATATTCTGAAGTATCGTCATACGAATCCACATATTCCAATTCAAGAAAGATTGAACCCTTTGCGTCACCATCATTAAGCGTGTCACCTGTGTCATTGTAAAGCCAATATTTGTATGACTTGCTGTCTGTTGCGGCCTCAAATTCGTGTTCAAAAACCTTAATTTCCCATCCGGGTATGGTAATCGTTGTAGACGCAGCATTTGGACTTATTTTGATAATATCGTCTGATACTTTTTTGTTTGGTGTTTCGCCAGACACCGCCGCCTTTTCCATGGTGTTTCCGCTATAAAATACTTTGTGCGCGCCAAGAATTTTACCGTAATTTTCAAAATATATAAAAGGTTCATTTATAGTTGCGTTAGCATGTACGTCGCCATTTGTACCGCCGAGTTTTACGTCTCTTCCCCAACCATACATTCCCGAATTACCAAAATAAATATCATCATCACCGTTGGCTTGTTCAACTCCAATATTGACATTTTCAAAATAATAATTTCCACCAGTACCAAATATGCCGGTATCTCCCATATTATAAATAGCGCAATCTCTAAGAATAATTTCTCCGTCACCTAGATTTGGGCCGCGTTGACTACTTCCCGACCCACTCCCAATAAGTATGCATCTGTTAAAAAGTATGGTCATTATGCTGTAGCCAGCATACGAGATATATCCATTCTGGTCAGTATTAAGCAAAACACCTTGAAATTCACACCAAAAAGCACCCGAAAGTGTCAGCATGCCGCCGGAATCGCCGCCATCTCTAAATGCCAAATTTTTATATACATGATAATAATCTGAACTTATAATCCAACTTCTAGCATTGCTGGCAAAGTCAATCTCCGGCATTGTATGATCATCGCTATCCCATCCATCAACATCTGCTGGCTCATCGCCATAATTATCGTCTGCCTCAATTTGAAATTTGCCACTTACACCTGTAACGGTTGACCCTGCATATTCCCTATCAACCATTATGGTATTTGAATCAACCACCCTTGTAATGAGATATTTATGACCATCTGGTGCAGTCGCCCATCTTCCGCAATGGTCAAGATAAGCGCAAGTTATGCCAACTATGTTGTCAACCGTGGCGCTGCCATTTGTCCAATCGCCTTCTGTTATATCTGTATTTGGTATTGCTGGCCTCGGCCAACCACTTGTTACGAGTGCGCTTGAAACAGAACCATCATAAGCACACCCAACATCACCAGAAGGTGTTTCACTATGATTCCTGCGTACCCATACCGTATCACCAGCACCAAGTCCTCCAGATACATGGGCATATTCAAGTGTGGCCCAAGCAAGTGCTTGTGTCGTGCCGTTGTCGCCATTATCGCCACTTACAGAATCAACGTAATAGTCTGTCATGGTTTCGCCTCCGCTGTTAAATCATCCTTGCTTTTTAAGTCCTCAAGTTTTTCATCAGCGGCAATCAACTCTTTTTCTTTCAGCAAATCTTCGATCTCGTCCCTGGTGAACTCGTTCTGCACATCTGCTTCGTCAAGCATGTCCTGTACGTTACCAATAACGTGTTCCATACGTTTGTCCCATTCTTTCTCCATGTCAGTCTTATCCTTGAATGAGATGCGCTTTGTAGCGTAGACTTCGCTTGTTGTTGAGTCGTAAAATTCAACCAAGGCAATTAGTTTGCCGGGTTCGGTTAACTCACGAATTTTCTTTGATAGAATCGTCATCTTTCACCCTCTTTTTCAACGCTTCGATTTCTTATATTTTTTTAATCCCCAGCCCCAAATTCACCGCGAGTGAATGTGGTTCCGTTGTCCTCTATGTTTGCAGTATGATCTTTGTTGTCCTGAGCATCATTATAAACGTGAATTTTTGAATCAGTGGTTTCAATTTTGTTTCTCATGAACTTGTAGAGATAATCAATCTTTGTCGCCAGATCTGGATTCACTGGAGGTGCAGCATCACCTGGCTCACCCCGAGCGTCATCTAAAAGTGCCAGGATAGCGTCAAGGTCAAGCTCTCCATCATCAGAGATTGGAAGACCTCCAGCAGCATCTGCTGCTGCATTAGGAAGTGCTGTCATTCCCATGCGAACTGTATCGTAAGGATCAAAGTCGGTCAGCATTATATAACACCCAATCACGATCATTCCCGTGACAGTGCCGCCAACCATGACCCCATTAACACCGCTTGCAACGGCAGCGTCAGGCAAGTCAAGACGATAGTATCCATCGCCGATTGGCTCGATACCGCCGTCAGAATGTGCCGAATCAAGCGCAGCAAGGGCAGCTTCGGTAATACTTGTTTTGGTTGCCCCTTCTCTGCGATACCAGAGATCGATACCTGCTGTATCGTGTGCAACTGCGGTTTCCGGTGTGCCGTCTGTAGAATCTATAATCCTGATAACTATAGATTGATCTGTTGAACCTTTTTTTATTTGTCTCATTCTTCTTCTCCACCATTAAAGTGGTCGTGTTGCATCATGATAATCAAAACCGGATTGCCTTCCGGTTCGCCAGTACTTATCGCCGGAGGCAGTCCTGCCGTAATATAAAACTCATTCGCCTCTGCCCCAAGATTCGGCAATCCCGCCGTTATTACAAATTGATTCGCCATAAATTAGCTCGTAAATGTCATGTCAACTACGTCCGTGCCATCACCGTTATAAGTTTTGCTTGCGGTTAAACTAAAATCTTTTGCGCCGTTATACCCATCAACAGTTGCACCATCCGGGTCAATCTCGTTTGTATCTGTATCACTAGTAAGCGGCATGGCCCAACCACCAACAACACTACCAGGGCTTAACCTTGTGTATAAAGCAGCAGGATTTGCATAATCGGCTGTATTATCAACAATAACGTTCCAACCCAAAAAGGTTAACTCATCGCTAAAGTCAATCCCTGTAGTATTGTTGGTAATTCTATTGCAAAGAAATGTCATATTATCGCTGCCGACAAGAAATCCTATAGTTTCAGTATCAAAAATTGAGTTGATAGCACAAGAATGTGTGTAAGCTCTGGCTCCGGCTGTTGTATTATTATGTGATATTGATCCATAAAAGATCCCATAGGATGAACAATAATATCCATAGCTATCATTATCATACGAAAGGGTGAAAATAAATTTAGGGCCATAAGATACGACAAAACCCCCACCACCATTATCATATGACTCGCACCGCACAAAATATATATAATCCATTGAACCATCAACACCGTTATCGGTGTTAGTGTGGAATTTACAATTTACGTACATATGATAATCTGACCCGCTTGCCGCATCCACCCCATCGGTCGAAGAATTTTTAAACGTAAAGTTTTCAAACCAAAGATATGTACGAGCAGTGGTTATACTCAGTGGAATATAACTACCATCACCATCCAATTCAAATTGCGTCCCATCAACAGACCCATCAGCAGCACAACCGATAAACATTATAAACGCTGAAGCTGTCCCACTGGCGGCTGGAACCATGCTTGCTTCAAGCGTCTGTATCCCACGACAATAAACCACATCGCCCGCAGTGGCGTTTGTTAAAGCAGACTGGAAATCTGTCCAAGCATTTGTCCAATTACCCGCAGTTGTTGGGTCGGAATCATCCACCCCACCGTTGTTTAAACCGCTTGCAGCAGGATCAACATAACGATAAGTCATTAGTCTACCCTCGTGTCTTTATATGTGTAAATTGTGTCAATCACCTCACCGTCAATTGTAATCTTTTCAGCTTCTACAACATGAGAACAATTCTCAACGCACTCAGATAGCTCGCCCTTTGTCGGATGCAAATGGCTGCACATATTCCGCTGTGTGTTAATCCCCCCCTTGCGAGTCCATGTCTTATCCAGCTTGATATTCTTGAGATTGCAATCCTCAAAGATTAAATCCGTTATACCCTTTAATATTTCTGTGTTCGGATTAACCTGTGCAAAATTACAAGACTTAAAAGTATCACCATCCCTTACAGTAAGTTCATCAAGCTGGCTGCGTTTTTCACTGCTAAAGCTTCGTCTTTGAAAGACTGTCATAGTCATGCTCCCCAAAAAACTCTTTTAGTTCTTTAAACTGCTCCCATGCCATTTTTACCACAGGATCTTTATCCATCCATGCTTTACGCTTTTCAGGCGTACATTTACGAAACAATTCTTTCCGTGAATCAAGACCGCCTTTTAATGCAGTCAATTTAGGCTCGACCTCTGTTTTTAAGTCTGCCTGGTCTGTTAGTGTTATATCAGTCATTTTTCACCCTCTTTTTCAGCGCCTCAACCTTCATCTTCAGCGCCTCGATTTCCTGTTTTATCTCTCTTGTTTTTATCGGTTAAGAATGTTTATTCGCAATTGCAGGAAAATAAGCCGGATTTTGGTTGACTGTTCGATTCACAACCCCTGTTATGTCGTCGGCCCCGATATTGACCGGAACGACAGCCGGATTCCCGCTGTTCTGTGCAATGATGTTGAGTAAACCAATGATCTGCTGGGCGTCTTCATGGGTCATCATGCCTTCTGCGACCTTGTCGATGCCGACAGACTTTAAAAAATTTTCATTGTATGGACTCGTGTATGCTGGTACTGCCCATTCCGGGCCGGACTCTGCAAAAATGGACGCAGATGAAGCCAGCCCGCCCATTGCATATGTCGGCCATTGATCTTTAACAGACCCTAAATACCGAAAATATTCATTTATATCCATATCTGGTTGATAGGGATTGCTGTAAGTATTAATGCCGTCCCAATAACGGACAGTCAGGTCACTTGCATCCAATGGATTCGGATATATATTCAAGGTAGAATATCCGTCTGCTGAAGTAAAAGACATTCCGGCTAATGAAAAAAGTCTAACCAAATCTTCACTGTGATTCAAACTGGATCTCATGTCAGCCATAACCGCACTGAGGTCCATGCCGAAATATGCCTCGCGCTGAAAATGCGGAGATCCTGACAGAAGTCCCTCTATTCCACTGGATGTTTGATACGGGCTGTTGATATTGGTAAAACCAAGCTCATCTCTCCCCATACCTTCAAATGAAGAAAATGCCGTTTCAAATTGCCCAGGCAGCCATTGATGGGCTGCCGTGTACATATATCCAACATCTCCTATTGGTGTCATAGACACTCCCTGCCCTACCTGAGTTGACGCCGCTGTCATGTCGCTCACAGACGAATACCCGCCGACGGACGCCGCTGTTTGACCGATGCTGGATGATGTGAAATCCTCCAAACTTCCATAACTTGTCACACCGCTGCCTGACAACGCGGCCCAGCCCGATAATGCACCGTAAAGACTCCAGAGTGTATTCTCCGTACTGACTTTATCACGAATTTCCTGCAATACCTCCAGCTGAGTCTCGATGTCTGATCCAAACGCTCCGAGATCTGACGCAACCTGATCCACCACGAGACGATAATTCGCACCTTCGCCTGTAAAGGTCTGCATATAGGGGATAAAAGTTCCTGTCGCGAAATCGACAAATGCCTGGATATCCTCAGATGCCATTGATCCCTGCGCGTCCTGAAGCAGCTGGCCATATCTTGTCTCAAGACTACCGGGTGTAGTTACTGGTGAGGCCTGACCGTAGAGCAAATCATTGAGCGCGGTATCAATGTTTGATTGCAGGCTTTGAAGCGCTGAGATTTCTTCGTCCATTTTTGAATCAATGGATTTCAATGCATCAAATTGATCTGACAGAACATCCAGTGCGTCTGTAAAATAATATTCAGAAGCGGGATCAAGTCCGTTGTATTTATCAAGCAGGGAATCAAATTCTGTCCGCCAGTCTTCGAGGGTCCAGTCCGATCGTTCGCGGCCTTCAAGATAACTTTCAATGTTTGCCATGAGGGATGCGAAGGGATTATTTGACCCGAAATCCATGCTCTTGCTGGTAAAAATGAGCGCCTTGTTCATCTGTTCAAGGGCATTCGTTACATCTGAAGCCGCGACCTCTTCGCTGATCATGATTTCAATGAGATCCGTGAAACTTTCTGTCATTTCCTGCATTTCAGTTTTAGGATTGACGATAGATTCGTAAAGATCATTCACATCTCGAATCAACGTCTGATGAAACTCGTTGATTAACGCCGTTCTTTCCCGTTCTGCGTCGTTGACTTCGTCAATAGATCTGCCAGTCTGGGCCAATGTATCGATATAATCGTCGTATTTGTTGTTTATTTCATCAATGGTCCTGTCGTCTAAGCCAAGAACGCTTTCCCGGAGATCATCCATGTTATCTGCAAGATCTGAAAAAAACTTTTCTTCAGACAATTCTGCTATTTTTTCAATATCTTTTATGACGCTTTCATTAAGATCCATCGCAATGGCAGTGTCTTTCATACTGTTCATACCGGCAACTAAATTTTCAAATTCAAATACGGCATCTGGTACATCGCCGGACAATGCTCGAATTGAGTTGCCAATGCCGTCAACGAAAGACTCAATCTGATTTAACTGGTCCGTGAAGGCCTTTGTTGCCTGAGCTGCTGCCTTCCAGTCTTCAACACTACCTGAATCCTGAGCTTTTATGGCCTGTTTTCTGAGTATGCCTGGCATCATTTTCCCAATGCTGTCATCAGCCATCATGGAGTATCCCGGCATTCTTTCAAGTCTGGCAAGCACTTCCGTCGTCCCGTGTTCATAAAGCGCCGCAGTAAACTGATCGATTAATTTTTGAGGATCGTCTTCCTCCCAGTTCATTTTTATTGAAGAAAGTTTGAACGTAAAGTTTTCCATGGAATCAAAAATTGGACCCGAGATGGCATCCGGAAGCGTAAGGAACCAGTCTTCAAGGACATCATAAACCTGAACTGCCATGATCTGCGCTGCATTGGTTATGTCACGCTTTGCCTGACCGATTGAATCTCTGACTTCCTGCGTGCCAATGCCTTCCGCTTCTCCAAATGTGCTGCCAAAATCAGGAAGCTGTCCCCACTTCATTGTCTTCTCGCCATATGTGGTCGTATATGGTTCCCTTGCGCCGATACCCCAGGATTCAAAAAGCCCTTCAAGTTGATCATCGAAACCCAACAAATCACCAACTTCTAACGCAATCGCTACTGGCAAAGCATATGGTACTTGAAATGCTGCGGCCGTCCATGCTCCAGCTTTCATAGCATCATATGTAGCATAACCATAATCACCCTCTTGAAGATGTTTAAGAGAATCAACACTACTTTTTACTGCGGCCACACCAGATACAACTTCTCCTATTGAAACATCAATGTATCCAAGCTGACTTCCTACTCCAGTTCCTGGAACTGGAGCGTCCCAAGTGGTGGCCAACCACCCCGCGCCTGCGCCCTTCGCAGCTGTGGCACCGGCAGCGCCACCAATAGCGCCTGCCATTGTCTCACCCATTGCAGAGTATATAATAGGAACGATGATTTTATTTTTCATCGCAATTGTTATCATTTCCGCAAGGATACTTGCGAACATGCTTTTTATCGTATTAAAATAATCATCCCAGGCGTTGAGGTTCCCCATGAGCATTGATGCAGTCGCTTTTGTGAATCCTTTTTCCATTCCTTTCGCAATCTCTTGGGTTTTATCTATCGCAAATTCTCCCCAGGTTTCCATGTTGAGTCGCATCTGTTCAATAGAGATTATAATACCCTTTCCAAAATCATCTGATGCCCGCACTCTTTGCTCTTCAAGATCAATTACATTTCGATAAAAAAGTTCTGAAGCTGCTTCGAGATCGCCTATATCTCTCATATAAACCTTAAAATACCTATTCAATGCATCGATTTGCATATTATAATGAGTATCCGTCATTTTATTTGCCTTATTATAATATGCTTTATGGTATTTTATTTTTTGTTCATATTCCATCTCAACAGGTCGTTGCTGCATGGCCTCTAATATGTTAGAAATCTGGTCCTCGCCAAGTTTTAACTCTGTCTGCATATCTCTGAGCCATGCAGCGGTGGCCTGTACTTTATGTTCATTAGCTTCAATGTATGCAGCTGTTAAAATGCCAGTTTCACGAAATAATTTTTGTTCCCGTTGCATTTCCTTGTCGGCAAATTTCATAACAAGACCAAGTTTCATTCTGGTATTAATTTGTTGCCGAAGTTCTTTGTCTACTCCTTGAAGCGTTTTTGTGTAATTATCTATCTTTTTTTGTTCCGCCTTTTTGAAAAAATCTGTAGCAATGCCGGACGTTTGAAATTTTTGTTGATCTGCTCTTATTCTTTGATGATTCTCCTTGACCCATCGTTGATACTCTTCTTGTTCTTTCATGAGGTTTGCGTACTTCTCAGCATTTACAATAAGTTCTGTATCTTCAGATTGTTTTAACGCTCGAACTCTTTGGTCATAAAGAGTTTTTTGTTTTGACTGAAATATTTTTTCTTGACGCGTTGTTGTTATACCCAGCATTGAATAGACATCTTTTGTCGCCGCATCGATTTCTTCTTTACTTACGTTTAATGTTGGTTTTATTTCTATTTCTAGTGGTAGGCCAGACATATCAAAAATGTTGCCAGGCATAAGATGTGATACCATAGATCCTTCTGCAAAATCACTTAAAGTCCCAAGCCCTGCAATTGATGGACCTTTTCCAAGCTCTTCTTTTGCGACCGCTCCAACTTTCTTCCAAAATGCTGTCCATGAAGAAACGTCATTTTCTGGTTGGACTATTTTCCTAACTTCCTTCACAGCTTCCGTTATGCGTTCAATGAATTCTTCCCAAAAAGCATCTCCAAGTAAATCCACTGTCAATCCAGCAACTTCTTTTTTTAATCTTTTCCCAGCACCACCTATCGATTCATTGGCCGCTTTTCCAGATTTTTTCCAAGCCTCTTCAAGTCCCCATGTATGATGAACGGCCTCTTCTATAGCTGTATCAACATCAATCACACCTGACCGCATCATTAACATTACACTTGGTAATAATGACAGCGCAGATTCAATATTATTCGTTTCTCTTGCCAATTTTTCAAAGGCTTCAGCAGTTTTATCAAATTCAGATCCTGTCTGTTCAGCCACTTTTTGAATATCACCTTGCATTTTATCCATAATTTTAGAAGATGCAGAAATGGTAATATGTAATTTTGCCATTGCTTTTTCAACTTTAAGTGTTTCTGAAAAAAGCAATCTCATTAATTGAAGAAATTCCTGCCATACAAATAATGTGGCGGCAATACCAGACATTACAATACTCATTGTTCCCCACTTGGTATTTAAAAATCCTAGACTTTTTGATGTCTCTTGTACACCGCGTTTCATTATTTTCATTGCGTCTTCTGTTTTATTTCCGGTCTTTCTGGCCTGAAGAGCAATTTTTCTCAATCTGTTTTCTATTTCTTTTAAATCCTTTTTTGTATATTCAGCGCCAAACTGAGTCTTAAAAGCTGCAAAAGCTTTTTTTACACTCAATCCGTATTGTTGCATTATTTTTGATGCTGCCCTGATACGCTTTGCGCGCGTCATTTCTGTTGTGATTGCCTTTCTTTGCTGATCATTGAATTTGGCACCCATCCTTGTAAGCTCTCTATACTCTTCTTCAAACTGACTTGCCGCCATCTCTCCCTTACGAAGCTGCTTTGTATAGGATTTCATTGCAGATATTGCTTTTAAAGTCTCGTTTGAACTTTTTGACTGTGCTTCAGATAATTTTTTACTCGCAGATTTTCCTTCTCTTTTTTTTACGTTGACTTTTCCTTGGGCCTCTGCTTCAGCATTTTTTATTGCAATTAATCTTCTGGCCGCAAAAGCCTCATCCCTTACTTGCTTTAAAGAAATTTTACGTAGTTGCGCTTCTTTCCGCATTGCAACTTCTCTTGTCTTATGCGAAGCTTTCAAATCCCGTGTAATTTCTTGAATCGCTTTTATTTCTTCCTTTATTGCTGCTTTATTTTTTTCATGTTCCTCTCTTACCTTCTTTTTTAATTCAAATTCATGGTCCAATGCACCTTGAACTGCCTTTTTATACGAAGACATTATATGAATGGCAGTTTGAGTGTCTTTTATGACAGTATTCCAATGTTCTTTTGTAGCTTTTTTTAAACGCTTTACATCTTCTGTCGCAATTTTATACTGATGAAAAAGCTGGTTAGTAGACTTCCCTTCCTTTCTTGCGTTTATAATCTGTTGCTTGAGATCCTTAAGCTCTTTTTCAGCAGTCTTAAGTTGCTTTATGAAATTTTTATATCCGTAGGATCTAAAGACTAATGGTATCTCAGACATTTATCTTCTCCGCATAACTCGTGCAGGTCGTGCTGGGTGGTGTGCCTTCGGCTGTGGTTTCTTTTTGCTTTTGCGCTTCTGGGTTTCGGCCTGAAGCCTCACATCTTCTCTGTCGATGTATTGAATCCATTTGATATACTCTTCGCGCTCGTACTGAATTGTGATTCTTTTCTCGTCAAGGTAGGCAACGATTTCACTGAGTGGAATAAATCCCATACCGGACATACCGTCAGTATGCCGAGATGTCTTTAGCATACTGAAGGCTGTCCAGTACAGTCTGAGATCGTCGAATAGGAAGGGTTGAGATTCGAGTATCGGGATGGTTCGGCCAGCCCTTTCTTCATTGAGAAGAAATTCGTAGTTCTTCTGACCGCCGATTTTGTTGGTCCATTCCAGATACTCTGTCAGTTTTTTTCCGCTTCCTCGTCTTCCTCTTCCCTGAACAATTCAATAGATTTTGAAAGATCGTCAATTTGCTGACGGAAATCTTTGTACTCTGTCAGCAAGTGAATGGCGTTTTCTTCAGTGTATTCCAATTCAACGCCGTCTTCATGCATACCTTCCCAGTCGAGTAGGATGGTCTTGGCCATGAGTTTTATCAAAATTTCCTCGCTCTTCTTTTCGGGCATGGTATCTCGCCTGAGTTGTTGCTTGAAGGGCTTGGTCAAACGCGTGAACCATTTGTTGTAATTTGAATTGTTGGCCCTGGCGACCCTTACCTTACATCCGTCGCCAATGGTTTCCCATACGCCGTCCGTTTCTTTTTTTTCGTCTGTTGAATACTCTTTCTTGATGTCAAAACCCATGATAATTCTCCCCATTTTTTTAATTATTTTCTCTTCCGCCCCCTTAAACACGAAGGGAGTGTCGGATATCTGCGTCAGACTGCCATTTTGACGCGTTTCTTTTGTGATGATGATCCGTGTTGTGCAACCCGGGACAGGGCGTTGGCAGCATGCGACCTGTCATGAATTGGATATTTCTTTGAGCCAGGTAATGCAAAACTCTTCTTTTTGAGCCGTTTCCTGCGCCTCGATGTGAGTTTGCCCATGGCTGTATCTCCTGTCAGGTAAAGGACGGCCCCAGCTGGTATGGGGTAAAACCAGCTGGTGCCGGGATGAGTAGCATGGCCGTCCAAAAATTTCCCCATTTTAGAACGCAGCGAATTTGTCAATTTGAATGGTACAATCGTATGTCGCATGCCTGATGGCCCGCCATCCGATCTCTTCCATGACATCCGCGTCGGCTCCGCCTGCATTTATCCCGTCGGATTCAAATTTAATCCTGGGGAATGTAAAAATGTAGGCATTGCCGTAAGTCCCGGTCGCGGTGTCTTCCAGTTTGAATGTAAGGGAAGTTTCCGTTCCGTCGACGTACTTGTCGTACATATTCTTATCCGTAAAATAGACACTCATGGACCCTGTCACATCAACTTTGCCTGCGCCGATGTCTGCATTCCCAAGATCTCCAATGCCTTTCTTTCCACGAACATTGTTGGCCAATGTAAAATTAAGACTTCTGATGATGGCCGTTTCATCAGTTGTCATATCGCCTTCCCGGATATTAGCACAGTGGCTGACGGCATTGAGCACGTCGTTTGATGCCGCTTCGTCATCGGTTCCAACGGTAGACAGCTTGGTGCCGGATATAATCGTATCTTTCCCAATGAAATCAAAAGAGACTGTTGAAATCTGTTCAACCTCAACATTAAAAGTCACTGAATTGACGACCATTCCTTTGAAGTGAAAATAGGTAGCCGGACTCATGTCTTCATGTGCACGCTGGATCGAATATGACCTTTCCTTTGTGCTGTTTCGAAGACAAGCAGCGTCAATTCTGATTTCATCGCCCTCAGCTTCATCGTCAATCGTTTGAGAAACTACAATTCCAGTAGAACTTGTCACACTGGTAATGAAAAAGAATCCATTGTTTGCAGTTTCAGTCGCACCAGAAAGCCGAACCCATTGTCCTGTCATAAGACTGGAAAACGGTGTTCCGCCAGATGCTACAATACGACTGCCTGAAGTTTCAAAGGCAATATCCGAGGATGTCGAGTTCGTAACAGACCCTTGCCATCCATTGGCTGGTGTGGCCCATAAGGCACCCTGAAAAAATTCGTCATAGGCGTCATAAGACAACTCTCCGTCAAATCCGCCGCTTGCTTCGGCTGAAACCTGTACTAAATCTGTGGTTTGGCGATCCGATCTCAACTCGTTGGAGACAATATTGGAAATGTTAAACGCAAGGGACTCGCCGGTCATACGCAGATTGTCCATATGCGTGGATGGCGTGGTGCCCCAGGATGTTTCCTTGATGTACTTCAACGAGGTTCTGTTGGTATCACCCATAATAACCTCCTTACTTCTTTGTTACTCAAGCAACTTGTTGAAATTGATTCTGCCGTATGGTTTCCACCAATGGCATTAAGTCAAGAGCTTTTAACATTGTCTGGACGTCTCCACTCATTTTCTGTTGGAATCCGTCTGATGTATGCGGCAAGACCTTTGCAAGCATCTCGTATGCCGCCCTTCCTTCACTCAACGTGAGATGTGTAAAATGAAAAAGACAGAACGCATAGGCATCCGGTACATACGAATGAATAAAATGAGTACTCAGAGACTGATTCCTCATATCTCCGAATCTCTGGTATGCGTCAATGTATTTTCGCGCATAATCAAGAATGGCCTTTCTGTCTTTATCGATGAGTGCCATCTCAGTTGCAGCCAAGAGCAAATCCAGATCGTCTGGCATATCTTCAAGACCAAGCTGTAACCATTCTTTGGCCTTATCAAGTTTTCCAACTTGCATGTAGGCCCTGACAGTTGAGTAAAAAACCGATTCATCAAACTTGATATGCTTTAATTCATATCGATGTTTAATGTATTCTTCCGAAAATTCTATCTGTTTGTCCACATATCCGCTGTTTCCGTAGATTTGTGACAGATAAAAATAACATTCATAATCTTCCGGATCATCTGCAAGCCTTGCATGGAGCAATGAGGATGTCCGTTTAAATTTTCTTTCTTTCATCTCTGGAGATACGTCGTATCCATAATGGATATATTCAATCATGTCGCAGAAAATTGCCGGTCCAAAAAATACCGGTACGTTGTGAATCCGTTTGTCGTATTTAATTGTTCCGCGTTTAAAAAGTTTCGGCGGATTGAACTGAGCGCCCCGCTTGCCGTCCAGAATGTTGACCAGTGTAAATTTAATTGACCGGATATCATTCGGAATGAGTGCAATCCATTTTTTAAAATCTGATACCATGCCGTTTTTATTCGATAATTCTTCATCTGTATCAATCAGCATGATCCAATCCTTGGTACAGTGTTCAATAGATTCATTCCTGGAATCTGAAAAATGGTCGGTCCATGGCCGATGATAAATCTTGCAACCATATTCAATGCAAATCTCATCAAAATTATCTGGGGGATCATCTTCGGTACGTGTGTTTAACACGACGATTTCATCGGCTATCGGTTTCACCGATGCCAGACATCTCCGTAAATTCAATTCCGGATTTTCTATTTCAGAGGCTCGTGTCATTAGACACACAGACAGTGTCTGTGGCTTGGGTTTATTCCTGGCAAGGTTTGTAAAATTATTTGAAGGTGCCTGCGGTGTCTTGACATTGGCTGACTTTTTCTTTTTATTCTTTTTCTTTTTATTTCTTATCCGTTTCTTTTTTGGTACCTTCTTATCGATTTTTTCTTCATTCTGTCCGCCGATATGTGTAAAAAGTTTCTTATGAGGATCTTCCTTTATTTCAAGGAGAGATTTTCGACTTCTTAAATGATAGGCATAAAGCCCCTGCATAACAATTGGTTCATACCCTGCATTCACAAGCTTTATGAAATAATCATTGTCAACACCGAGAAATTTATTGCTTCGAAATCGAATAGGCGTCCCGAGAAAATTGTGTTCAACAATTTTGTCCCTTTCTTCAAAACCTCCTGCGTCCTCCCAGGCTTTCTTATTTGTCAGGATAATGACGCCTGAGAATGCATTTCCAAGCGGTTTTGTGGCGGTCTTACTAAAAGGCTTTACCGAAAGACCATGTTCCAGATAAAGTTTGTTTGAATAATCACAATGCGCGCGCATGCTGAGAGAGCTGCCGCCGTCCGGTTCTTTAGGTGCATCATGGCAAAGCTGATCGTCGCACCAAATTTCATTGGTTCGACAGGTAATCCATCCTGCTTTCTCGCCATATTCCCGAATGGCTCCAAGCATCATGTCATACCAGTCTGTTTTTAAAATCATGGCATCATGATCAAGAAATAGCACCCATTCATCATATGTGCTGCGTTCCATGGTTTTATTGTATGCCTGTGCCAGATTCCCGGGTTGAAATGGAACATTAATGTCAATGGTGGGGTTGCTCGTATTAACGTAAGGTTCCTGCCCTGCTAAAATTAGGCTTCCCCCTCCATCCCGCTGGTTCCCCTGACGGGCCTCTCTTTTTAAATATCTTGCCTTGATTTCCTCGCCCTTCAATTTTAACCATGTCCGGGTTGCATTTGGCTGGAATATATCGCACAAACTTCCAAAATCAATGCTGTGGATATCAATGCCGAGCGTCCATAAACGTTGATTGATTACCTTTGAAGAAGATCCTGCCGATGGAATGCATACCTCGCATTCGTTTATGTATTTCATGACCTTGGGGAACCACTGCTCCATGGTCAAATGGGCATCACGATTAGGAGTCTGGACATAATAATCAATCGGTCCAAAAATACGTTCCATATCTTTTTTAGGACGACAACCAATGTACATTTTCTTTTTTGGTTTTATATAGTTGTCGATAAAATCATCAAAGAGATCAGGTCTGAATGTGATTAAATAGTGAAACAAAACCGGTGAATAGAATTCAGTTTCTCCGGTTGTCAAGACACTCTCAACCCTGTCGATCAAATCCTTACTTGTCGGGAATGGCGCAAATAGCCCATCTGCCATGCCTTCTTCCATTGGGTATTCCATGGACAGGCCTTTAAAATAAATTGGATCGCAGATGTTTAAAGCTTTCTTCATATCCTCACCGAGAAATGGCGTATAATGATGCCGCCCAGTGTCCCTGCCAGTACACAAATAGATCTCCCCATCACCGAAACGGGTATAAAAAACACGTTTACTGGTGTCCATTTGTTTTTTTAATACTTCAAGACTTTCTACTGTTGACAATACTTTCATAAGAATCTCACCCCATGTTTAAAAATTTTCATCCCTGAAAAATGGAATTTCTACATTTAATCGATACCATCCCTTGTCTTCACCGTAATCATAATACCTTGCAGCCCGGCAATGAACACTCGCACTGGCGATTGTCGTACTTCGAAAAATAGCACTTGCAGCATCTACATTGGCCTTAACAGTCGATAATCCCTGCCCTCCTGGACTGTAAACATCAATGCTGATATATCCAATGTGACGATGTGTGTTCGATGGCGTGCCGATTGTCATTTGCGCCACTGCCCCTGGCAGTACCTTGAATTCTACATATGAAACTCCCTGTCTCGGTTTATATGGTATCCCGGAATACTTTATCGGTGTCCTGGAATCCCACCTGTTTTTAAAAGTTTCTTCAAGAATTTTATGTTCGTCGGCAAAACTCATCTTTTTGTTTTCCGTTTTGACGTAGTTTTAAAATTCGCAATAATTTTATTCAACTGCAACATTTTCATTTCATCTGCGGCTCGATCATATGTTCGATATGGCGGTTGTTTCGCTCCCGGCCAAACACCTGCCATGCGAGCACCATCCCATCCGGCGACTAGAACATGCGAGGCATAATGTAACGGATTTTTGAATTCAATCTTATCCGTCGGTTTAATTTCCAACCCGGGACTTAATGGCATTGGTGTTTTTATACCATTTATATAGAGTTCATGAGACTTGCTGAATTTCCCTATACTGTACTCAGCTGTCTCTGGTGTAGGTGGTGTGTGTTCAAGGATCTCAAACATTTTTCGAATCATATGCTTATACATATCACTGAGGCTGCCTTCAAGGGCGTCTATATCAGCCTTAAATTGTTGTGATGGTGTCTTCATGATATGGCCTTCCCTGCACTGTCCATGTTGCCTTTGCGGGGTCTGATTTAACGTTTACAATCCGATATACTACGCTATCAAGTTCCAATGTGTCCTCATTTTTAGGCGTGAATTGAATTCCATCGCCTTTGAGTATAATTTTTTTATCTTCAGGTTTGATCACTTCACCGTCTACTTCATATAATGAATACTCAAGGGGAATGGCCCATACCTGATAATCCGTACCGCCTTCTTCGGTATTGTCGCCAGAATTCGGTTCATATTCTATGATACCGATGGAGTGATATGGAATATACTGTGCCATGTCGTCTAATGCGACGAATGCAGATGCGATGGCATCTTGTACGGTATCCTTGAGACCCATAAATTATATCCTTGTCAATATTCTCTTGCGGCCGACTTTCGCGCCATACCGTCGAACAATATTCCAGACTGATCTTGGCAGTATACCGGACTGCCATCTCTTATCGATTTTTAACTTTACCGATCCAGCCTGTATTTCAGAGAATCCAATCGTTCCCGGATCTTCAGATCGATCAGATGAAACCAAATGCATGGCAAGCTCTGCCGTTGCATCGATTAAAAAAGTTGGAATTTCTTCACTTCCTATTGAATATCCATCAGGATCAACCACTCCAGACCTTGGCCAACGGAGTGCCTGGCCTTCTGAATATTTTATGCCATACCATTCCATTTCTTCGTCAAGAATTCGAGTCGCCCACATCAATGACATCTCTTTTTGGGTGTCACTGGACAGGCTCGTCCAAGTAGAATTGTGCAGTCGCATTTCATGGTATGTGTCTGAATCGACAATACTGCAATATGAATTTGCAGTTGATGATGCACTGCCTGTCTCAACCACCATGGTTGCCATTACAGTACCCCCTCAAAGATAATACGCCATTTTTTGTAATTTCTGATTATGTCTGCAATATAATCAGGATTGATGCCTTTGTAATGCTGCAAGATACCAGCACCCACGAGGAACTTTGCGGTCAGTTCACTACAGACCACTCGACCAAGGGAAATGTTCCTCGCGAGTGGGGGTATCATGAAAAGGAATAAACGGTAGAATGGATAGACATCTTTATAATGTGGTTCAATATTTTTTTTGCCTGAAATAAATGTGATTGGCGTCATTCCAGTGTGGCGTCCAATCAATACAGGTTTTCCTTTATATGCTTTAAAAATATCTTGATTTTCGACACGCCACAAGGATTCCATTGTCGTGCCCCATTTATTTATAATAACACCTGAGTGACTATATTTTGATTCCGCGTCATCTGCCCATATTTTTTGCACAAAATTAATTGCACGGCCAAGCCACATAGGGTTGGCCGTGCAAAAAATATCGCCAGGACATACGTTTGGGAGTGTTTTATCTTGTATCATGGCATCCCCATAAGAAGGACTGGGTCGCACCTGGTTATTCTTAAATGAATGTGAGGAATCATTCCTTTTCCGTATCGTTTTGAGATATCTTGGGCGATGCCGATTATATCCCCTTTTTCAATTTGAGACCCCACAATTCCTTTTAATGGTCTGAGATAGAAAAGCACGACAGTGATTCTATCCCCTTCTATTTCAAGACCAGAATAATTTTCATGTGCGTAAGGCCTTGCCTGTCGCGTGACAAGACCGTCAATTGGTGAAAGTACTTTGTGTCCGGGTTTTACAATGAGATCTATACCATCGTGTTTCCTGTCATTGCCTCTTGGGGCATTGAACAGCCCAGACCCTTTTACATCGTTCCTAATTTTTCCGCCTGTCGGATTCAACATCAAGGTGCTCCAAGTTTTGCCTTGAGTAAGAGAAGCGCAATTGCGATAACGGTTGGAATAGATGCCCCGATAAACCCCCAGATTCCAGCTTTTACCTTTATCTCTATAATGTCATCTCTATTTTCTCTCTGTCGTTTGTCGAGTTCCTTTATTGCATCGCTGTGTCTTTTTAATTCAAAAACAAGCAGACGCTTGTATTCCATGAACTCTCCGTCCAGAGAGTGCACATCTCGCAAGTCCCTGTCAATCTTCGAAATCATCGCTCATTTCACCAGGCAAATCGGAAGCGTGGGGCACCGTAATACAGATCATTTTGGTGGTCGCTTCGTTAGTAAATTTGATGGAATGATAAACGCCTTTCGGGACAGACATTGACTCGCCTGCCGAAATGTGAAAAACTTTGCCGCCCATAGAAACATGCATGCTCCCTTCATAAACAACACATACCTCATACTGAGCATGCGATCTTGGCGATAGTTCTACACCAGGACTCGCAACAATTTCAACACAGCTGACGTTCTGACGTTTCACAAGATTCCGCACTACTACTGGATCGCCATGGCGGGTATTGATTTTGATATGCTTGTCGCTGGCATGATAAACAAACTGTTTAAAATCCAGTGAGTCTGAGACTTCTTGAAGCCTTGCGATGTTTGAATCATCAAATAAATGTTCTAACATCGTAGGTACCTCCCGCTATGATCCTATGCCGGATCAGCCTTTTTGTCGTCAGCCTTTTTGCCGAATTTCTTGTCTGGCTTGGCAGCTTTAACTGGCTCGACTTTGGTTTCTGTTACTTTAGGGGAAGTTTTGACAGGTTCCGGTTTGGAAGACTTCTTTTTTTCATCTTCATATATTTCCCATGGCGTATGAAGCTTGATGTCGAAGTCCCGTTCATTTATAATTCGAAAGCTTTCTTTGAATTTTCCGGATTTAAAATGAACTTTAATTGTAGGTAATGATTCTGGCATCGTAACACCTCCATTCTATTTTTATCATGAAGATGGTGGAGGCGTTTCCGCCCCCACCATTTAATTCATGCGTTTAAATTAGACGTCACGCCGTACCACAACCGCAAGGTTGGGATCAAGGCACTTCACGCCGTAGAGAATGTCAAGTGTTACGTTGACTGTGGCCTTACCATCGTCATACCCGAGACGGGATCTGATGGACAGGCCTGTCCGGGGATCTGTTACGACTGCCATTTTCGCTCCAGCCCCCTCGCCTATTTCAGGCAATGGCGCTGTTGCAAATCCGAATGCGTTTTTGTGGAACATTAGGCTCGGATTGTAGGCATCTGCATTGTTGCTTGTCAATGTTTCAATCGTAACTACAGCACTTGCGCTGTAAGCCTGAGTCAGTTTAGGCCAGATCGGAAGGGTCGCGAATACACCTGCTACAGACGTGGTGTCTGCTGTGACAACATATCGCTGAGTACCACCAGCGATAATCAGTGTGTCACCTGCCAGGAGAGTCCTGTTGGTAGCAACCGTGAATGAACATGCGATTGAAGAATCGCCTATGGCTCCGGCAGTACTTAATGTTCCGGCAGTGTCAGACACAGCAACGGTACCAGCGGTATGCGCAGCATGGGTTTGTTGTACAAAATGTTCCACGCCGAACCGGGTCCCGAGATGGCCTCTCATTGCCGCTTCTTGTTGAGCCGCTTGTTGGCCAACAATTTGAGCTTGATGGAAAATACCCAGGTTGAGAAATTTTGCCTCAAGATAGGAATCGAGGGCAAGGCTGACATCCGATGTCTCCATAATGGCACCGGCATTGTCGCGCAGAATCTTCCTGGCATTGATGATATCCGATGCAGCAGGATTCGTACTGGATGCGCAGGCGTAATACCATGGCACATACTTCCGAAGGGCTGTAAGGGACGTCTCAATATCGGACGCCAGAGCATATACGGCTGGCGAAATATGTTCAGATATGATCTGTTCTGTGGTGTAAGCCAGTTCCTGATCTGTGAGACCAAAACGGACCTGTTTCCACTGATCGACCGTGATTTGAATGTATTTTGGGGTGACGTCTTGTGCCGTGGATGTTCCACCTACCGTAGTAGAAAACGTCCCTGGCTGACGGATCTGAATTGTGTCGCCCTTGCGGAAAGATTTCCGCTCATTATCGTATCCTCTGTGAACACGCTTGGCCATGCCGAGTGCATTCTCCAGAACGATAAGGGCTTCTTGTGCGTAAAAAATTGGTTTATACGCGTCTGTGTTGTTGGACATAGTGAGTTACCTCCTAAAAAACAGAGAAGATGCCCCACTTTAAGGGCAGTCTTCCTGGTTATTGGAACTGCACCTTTGCCCCTGTCTTCGCTGCCGTTTCTTTAACCCGCCGATAATAATCGGGATCTTTCTGATGTTCTGCTGGGATTTTTATCACACCGTCTGATACGTGTGTGGGATCGAGTCCCTTGTTGTCGCCCGGGCCGCCGTGTGTACCTCTTATAATAGAATGGCGGTTAGGATGACTTTCCAGAATAAGTCCGATTGCTTCATTAAAGTCGGCGGGTTCTGCCAGTTTGTTTGGATCTTGAGACGCGATTTTCTCGCCCTTTCTGTCATAGGCAACGAATTTTATATCCTTGCCTTCACCCTCGACCTTAAAATATTTACCAAAAATGTCTACGGCCATGTCTGGCGGCAGTACAGTTTTCGCAGGTTGTCCATCTGTGGAAACGAACCATGGGCTTGATGCAAAATGGTTTCGTTTGATCAACTCGGTGATCGTATTCTCATGTTTACCGATGGTTTCATTAGAGGTGTCCAGCTTCATTTGAAATTCTTTGAGGAGTTCCTCCTCTTTTTTCTTGAAGATATCACCGAGTTGCGTTTTCAGTTTTTCTTCAAGTTCCTGGACTTTTTCAGCGCCGATGAGTTCGGATTCATCGAGTTTTTGGACTGTATCGAGAGCTTTCCTGGCTTCCTCCGGGTCAAGCCCTTCCCAAGTCTCAAGTTTTTGTTGGAGTGCTTCAGATGCTTCACGGTTGGTTTTGCTTTCTGAATTCAATTCCTTGATTTTTAACAAACTTTGAGATACGTCGAACGCGATTTCCTTCCCGTCTTCGTATACATAAACCGGTTTGTTGTCAGAAATAACCACATGACCGTCTTCATCCATCTTCAGCGTCATTGGCTTCAATTCGGGATCTGGCATTTCCATGCCTCCTGTTGCTTGATCTGTTGAAAAAATTGGGTTTCCACCCAAAACTTCTCTTGACTTTCTGTAAAAATCTCATCATATATAAGAATAGTCAATAAAAAAATGCACTTTTGCTTAAAAAAATATAAACCACTTTAAGGAAAGGGACATAAGATACTGATATGATTGAACAAGAAAATAAAGATATAAAACGGTTACTTGTTGATAGTGATGTCCTAAAAAGAAAAAAGGCAATTGGGGACCTTCTTTCGACCCGTCCGGACATGCATACGGCTATTATTGCCTCAAAATTAAAAACAACTAAGGTTCTTGTCAAATCAGATATTAAAGCGCTTATGGAAGAGGGCCATCCTGGAGCCGTACAACGTTATGATAATAATTTCTATCGAGTTCAGAAAAAAAATGAAATCGAAAAAACTTTAAAAGAACATCCTTTTACAGATCAGGTTGCCCTCGCAAGATACATGGATATGAAATTGTCTGACTTTCGGGCAGAAATCGGTGAAATTAAAAAAGATTCCGATAACGTCGAAAAACAGTCAAAAGAAATTGTTGTCCGTCGAAATGCCATAAAAGTTTTTATGCAGGAACATCCAGAGCTATCCCTTGCCGAGGCGGCTGTCGAGTTAGAAATTTCTCTCGATCAGATTGCCCTTGATCAGGAACATTTTGATGATCCAAGATATACCGATCTGCAACGTAAGGTAAAAATTGAAAGTATGCTGGCATCCATTGCCAAAGATATAAAAGAATGTCAAAGACAGTTTGAACTTTGCGTTGATGTTGATCCAAGATCCGGCACCAGGTGGAAAGAAGAAGGCCGTAAATATAAGGCTTTATATTCAGACCTGGCCATGCTGCTTCCAAAACAAGGCATTAATGTTAATCTCAGCATTAACCGGTCACAAAATGAACGCGACGCCATTCGCAAGGCAGCGCAACTGACAAATAGTTGATTATGTTTAAAAAACAAAATAAAGACGATATTTCCAAGACAATTAATGACAGTCTTCTTGCCTACGCCACATATATGTGGCCAAACTATATTTGTGCAAAACATCATATAAAAATTGCGAGCGCCCTTGAAGATGTTGAATCTGGAAAACTTTCACGCCTTATTATTACAATGCCGCCTCGTGCGGGGAAAACTATGTTGGTTTCAGAATTCTTTCCAGCGTGGTATTTGGGACGTAACCCAGCGCATCAAGTCATTGCCGCCACCTACTCACACGATAAGGCTGGGGATACGGGGCGTAAAATTCGGAACCAGCTTATTGAGCCGGATTTCCAGGCAGTCTTCCCGAAGTGCGTTGTTTCGCCTGACAGTAAAGGCGCGAATAAACTCAGCACTAAAAATGGTGGGGTCTGTGTGTCGGTCGGTATTGGTGGTGCTATTACTGGCCGTGGTGCTCATCTTTTTCTTATTGATGATCCGATTAAATCCAGAGAAGAAGCCGACAGTGAGCGTGTCCGAGAACGACTGATTAATTGGTACAAGGGCGTTGTGTATACCAGGCTTATGGGTAAAAATGCAGTTATAATCATCATGACGCGTTGGCACTTTTTTGATCTTGTCGGATATCTTCTGGATAAACAGGAAGAAGATGGCGACAAGATGCGTGAAAAATGGACCGTTCTCAACCTTCCAGCTGTTGCCAATTCAAAGGAAGATCTATTAGGTCGAAAACCTGGCGAGTCCATCTGGCCGGATTATCCTATATTTGACATAGAGCGGCTCAACGAGACAAAACGTATTATCGGTTCCAGAGAATGGAATGCTCAGTTTCAACAGCAACCCTTATCTGAAGAAGGTGGTATGGTCCAGTTGAACTGGTTCAAACGGTATCATCATAAACAGAAATTGCATGATGTGAGAAAAATTATCTGCTCTTGGGACACAGCTTACAAGGAAACGCAATTGAATGACCCTTCCTGTGGTACCGTATGGGCCATGATTGGTAATGATTTTTATCTTATTGATATGATCAATAGACATATGGAGTATCCCAAATTAAAAAAAACGGTTGTAAAGCTTTATGAGAAATACTGTAATCACACTCGCGCAACTGTCCCCGTCCTGATAGAAGATGCAGCAAGTGGACAAAGCTTGATTCAAGAGCTTAAAGAAGACACGTTAATCCCTGTAATAAAAATTAGACCTGAATCAAATAAAAAAACCCGCCTGTCTGAAGTTACCGCTTTAATTGAATCCGGACGGGTATACCTTCCGGATGATGCCTGGTGGTTGACAGATTATGAGACGCAGATGTGCCGGTTCCCACTTGACCAGCATGATGATATGGTTGATTCAACCTCTCAATTTTTAAGATGGGCAGGCAAACCAAAATTCAAAAGACGACACGGCAGGCAATTGCTGTGGAAATAAGGAGATATTCCAATGACAACAGATGCCTATTACGATAAATACAATGAAGAAATTGATGAAAAGAATAACATTTATAAAAATAATATTGATGACTGGAAACTTTATGGACTGTCCTATAAAGGCGGAGATGAATTTATTGAATATTCTCTGCATAAACATGATCGTGAATCATATGCAAACCATGTTGAACGACAAAATGAAGGGATTTGTTTTAATTATTCATCGGCTATTATTGACCTGTTTAATTTTTACCTGACGGAGAAACCTTCTTCCAGAGAATTTGAAGCCATTACCTTGCGCGGTCGAAAAAATCCAAAACAGGACTCAGATATAAAGAACCGTATAAAACGATCAATTGGTCAGTTCGATAAAAAGGATACCCAATGGTTAATGTTTTTACAGGATGCGGATCTACACAACAAAAATTTCGACGTATTTTTGAACCATACCCAAAAAATTGCATCGATTTATGGCAGTGCCGGTATTTTGATTTCGAAACCAAACGTTTCCTACCAGACCCGGGCCGAAGAGATCAAAAATCGTGTGTACCCTTTTGTAACCGTTTTTAGACTGCCGGATATTTACGACTGGGAGTTTACAAGAAATATCAATAGCGGTCGGTTTGAGCTGTCTTATCTCAAACTTAAGGAGTCTGATACTGAATATTTAATATGGTTTAAAAGCAAATGGGAGCGTTGGCAAAAAATTGAGAATGAAACAAAACTCATAGATTCTGGCGAAAATCCATTGGGTGAAATTCCATTCGTTTGGGTTCCTAATATCACAAGCCTCGACAGCTGGTATATCGGTGAATCTGACATAAAAGAGATTAGTCGCATTTCAGCATCAATTATTAGAAACATATCCTGCGGTGAAGAAATGCTGAAATTTTGTGGATTTCCAATGCTTGTCCTTCCAAAAGAGGCCGAGGGGTATGACACTGACGACGGAGAAGAAGACCAACCTTCCGGCCCACGAGCGGTCCTTGAGAAAGATCCGGAATACGGTACAAATGGATCTCCAGAGTGGCTTGAGCCTCAAATTCTCGATGCTACCGAAGCCAACCTTGCGTGGACAGACCGTAAGGTTGATGAAATTTATAGAATTGCACATCTTTCTGGTGTGCACGGTCAAAGAAAATCTAATAATGAGGTTGCATCTGGCCTTGCTTTGAGGTATGAATTCCAACAGTTAAATTCTGTGCTTCTCCAAAAAGCACAAAATCTTTCAGAGGCTGAATTGCAGGTTATTAAATACTGGCTTAAATGGCAGAACCATGGCGAGATGATCGATAACATTACTGTAACTCGACCAAAATCTTTTTCAGTCGATGAGCTGGCACTTGACATCGATAACCTTTTCTCTGCAATTTCAGAAATCCCGAGCGAACATTTTAAGAAACTGGCATTAAAACACATTTCTCTTCAAATGCTGCCTGACATGAAAGACGCTGACATCGAAAAGGTGACAAAAGAAATTGATAAGAATGCAAAGCTTGACAAACCAGAAGCTCAGAGTGCTTCCCAAAAAAATGATCCCAAAAAAAAGGATGATTTAAAAAAAATTGACAAGGAAGAATAATGCCAGTCTATCGCGAACAAATCAGGCCATTTATAGAATTAACAGAATGTGAAGATTATCTTGAAATTGGATTTGGAGATGGCATTCATTTTAAAAGTGTGCCTGTTGAACAGAAAACCATTATTTCGCCCATTTGTCATGCTACTTATCCTCACCGAGCATACCCAATGGAATCTGACTTGGCATTTGAATTGGAAGAATTCAAAGACGAAGGTCCGTTTGAGGTAGCTTTTATCGATGGTCTTCACAATTATCCCCAAATTGTTAGGGATTTGCATAATGTCTTGCCTTATATGACAACTGATGGTGTAATTCTTTGTCATGATATTAATCCATTTGTTATGGATAAAAATATTATCGAACTTGCGACGACGTATCCAAGACCGCAAGAGGCTATGGGGTGGCTTGGGGATGCATGGAAAATATTATTCCATGTAAAATATACAATGCCACATCTTGACTATGCCGTTATTTCAGATTTTCCTGGATTTTTAGTTTTGTGGGAAACAGAATCTGAACGCAAAATTGAATATAAAAAATATGGATCTGATGATCCAGATTATCCATATAAGGATAAAACAATTGAATTTGGCATAAAACATCAAAATGAATTTTATTTTGGCACGATTGAAGAGGCTGTAAAGCGATACGAACATTTCTTTATAGGATAAATATGAACTTTTCTATTCTGCTTCCCACCCGTGGTCGTCCAGACCGCGTTGAAACATTTCTTGATTCAATTGAAGACACAGCTGATAACGTCGATAGAATTGAGGTCGTTATACGGATTGACCGTGATGATGATTTGATGATGCGACATAAATTCAAACCACGGTCTCTTGTATTCAGACTCCTTATCGGCCCAAGAGCCAAATGTCTTTCCGATTGCTGGAATGAATGCTGGCGACATTCAAAGAATGATATTCTCATGCTCGCCGGTGATGACTTAATTTTCAGAACACCTTTGTGGGATAGTGAAATCCGTCGTGAAATAAAATCCTTCCCTTATAATATCGGATTAGTATACGGTGCGGATAATAACCCGTATCGCAGAAAAAATGCGACCCATCCTTTTGTTCATAGAACATGGACGGAACTTGTCGGATACTTTACACCACCCAACCTGGACTATGGTAATGATACATGGCTTGAAATGGTTGCAAAAAAGATAAACCGGATTACATTCAGGCCAGACATTTTGATTGAACACATGCATTACCGATATAAAAAACGAAATCGTGACCAGACAGATGTTGATCTTAGAAATAGATATAAGTCCTGGGGTGGTGGAGAAAAATTCTATACCCTTGAGCATTTAATAGATCATGACGCTGAAAAATTGAAAAGGAGTATTTCGTGATTTTTTCTATTTTGCTTCCTACCCGTGGCAGGGGAAAATTTAATGAACTACAAGGGAAAAGAAAGAATAAGAAAGGGATATAAATGGATTACGAACCTGATCCTTATGTTTTTAAAAAGGATGAAACGATAGGCTTTGGTGAAGCACTCTCAACTTCTACATTTAACAATTGGTCACAACTTGTAACCGACAACCCTCCATGGCCGTTTACGGCCAAGGCGAGGTTCCCTTCATTGGCTGATTTCTCTGCATACCAGGGTCAGATTCCAGAGGGATGTTTGTGCCTCATAGATGGGACAGATATTCCCGACAGATTTAGATTCTCTGACTATTACTATATTAGAACACTGCTTTATAACGACTATTACTATCAACTTTTTATGTACAAACGGAAGGGTTCAAATGTTAACGTTGAGGTTCCAAAGATTCCGTTTGGGGATAATGTGAAGTCCTTTTCTATTGCGTTCATGTGTACTGATGACATGCCATATGTAGGACAACTCATTTCTACTGTAAAGTATTATCATAATCTAATTTCAATTTCCCTGGATATCAAAGCTGACATAAATGTTGCTTTTTTTGGCGAAAGAATACCATCGGAGATAGAATCAATTTGTAATTATAAATTATTCCCATTAGATACTTTTCATATTGCGTATGCTCGCAACTGTAGTATTGATATGTGTAAAAAGCAACATATTTTTATAACTGACATTGATAAGTTGTTTCCATATGATAGCATGCGGCAAATTATCGAGTACTACCATACACTACCTCACCAGGGCATATTAAATATTAGGCAAAGCCGGTTGGACCCACCAAATCTATTTGGAAATCGTTTGGTACTTGAAAGTACTGGTGGTTATTGGGATCTTTTTAGGGCAGGATATTGTGAGGACGATGAGATGCTTATCGAACTGGCAAGGCAGGGGATAATGCCAGTAGTCATACATGTTCCATATGCCCATGAAAAACATCCTACTTCAAAAAGAACAACCGAGGTTACTTATAATGAGAATAGAATGATTCTTCGTAAAATTCTTTTAGATGGACGAGGGTATATTTATAAATAGGGGGTAGTAATGCTTTATGTATATGGAGGGGCTGGGTTTGTAGGAAGAAATCTTATAAAAAGAACATCGTATGACGCCGTACCAATTCCAAGAAATCAATATTCTGTGCAATCAAGTAAAACTGATGATATTTTATATCTAATCAGTACTGTCCACAACTATCACATCCATTCGGATATCCATAAGGACGTCGATGTAAATTTAACTACTTTTCTGACCGTGTTAGATAACGCCAGAAAGAATGGATGTCGTACCTTCAATTTTATATCTTCCTGGTTTGTGTATGGAGATTGTGAATTACCAGCAACAGAAACAACATATTGCAACCCTAAGGGTTTCTATTCAATAACAAAACGTACCGCAGAACAATTATTGATTTCATATTGCGAGACATTCAATATAAATTATAGAATTCTTAGATTGTGTAATGTGTATGGGGAGGATGATGATAAGGTTTCGATCCAACGAAATGCGATGCAGTTCCTTATAAAAGAATTGATTGCCGGTAACGATATCAAATTGTATGACGGTGGATCTACAATAAGGGATTATATGCATGTTGATGATGTTGCTGATGCTATAGATATTTGTCTTAAGTATGCTCCAATTAATACTGTTGTAAATATCGGAAGTGGTAGGAAGATATTCTTTAAGGATATCATGAGACAGGCAAAAGAAATTTCTGGTTCAAAGGCTAATATTTTATCTATGGAGCCTACCGATTTCCATAAGGTTAGCGGTGTAAAAGATTTTTACATGGATACAACTGTATTGAAAAGTTTGGGGTTTAAACAAAAGATTTCAATCCATGATGGTATTACGAGGCTGCTTTGAAAAAAATAAATCAATACACTGAATTCAATTTTGACAATCCGTTCGGAAGCCAGGCAAAGATGTTGTACCATATTGATCGGTTGTTTAGTTATACGAAATGTGGTGATACCTGGCCCGTCTTTCTTGAGATAAACTTGACTGATACATGCAACCTTTCATGTTCATGGTGCATCTCAGAAAATCGGTTGGACAGCACGATTGATACAAGCAAGTTGAAAGAATTTTTAAACAGCTTCAAAGAACACGGTGGGAAAGCGGTGACTTTTAGCGGTGGTGGTGAGCCTACACTTCATCCGGATTTCCACGAAATAGTTACGCACGCAAGGACTGCCGGACTCGAACTTGGCTTGATGACAAATGGGTTCTTTCCAAAGAAATATATAGATTTGATTGGGAATAATTTTAAGTGGATCAGGTTTTCTCTTGATACGGTTGATCATGACAAATATAAAAAATGGAAAAATGTAAATGCTGTGTTGACAGTTTTGAACAACATAAGGCTGTTGAGCGAAAAGAATGTCAAGGTTGGCGTGAATTGTAATGTTAATGCAGAGATGACCGTTAAGGATGTTTTGGATTTAATAGATACGGTCTCACCTCAATGTAATTATATTCAATTCAGACCCGTCCTGCCCAGATATTTCAAAAGAGAAAAATCTGATTTAAATTCATCTGTATGGACTTATCTTCAAAAGAATTTTGTAACCAATCCAAAGATAAATTTTAGCTTTGACAAACTGAAGGATGTTATGACTGAGAATTGGTTTCCATTTAATAGTTGTGAAGGTCATTTCTTTTCTCCAGCTTTGAATTCTGATGGCAACCTTATGGTTTGCATGTATCATTTTGGAGACGAAAGATTTGCTTTTGGGAATATATATGAATCTGATTTTGGGAATATTTGGAATAGCAGTAGAAGAAAAAATGTTATACGTTTTATTAGACAGCTGGATTATCGTAACAATTGTCAAGTCTGTTGTAAACTGTGTGAACTGAATAAATTTATCTTTTTCTTAACAAACCCAAACAATGATATGGATATTAACTTTTTATAAGTCTAATCGATTTCCAAAAAAACGTATGGAAGATATTCAGAAATTAAGGAGTGCTATGGTATGAAAATTTATGCGGTATATCGTATCCTATACGGAGAAGACTTTGTTGAAGAATCCATATTATCAATTGCAGATTATGTTGATAAAATTTTCGTATTTTATGATACAAGGCCTTGGGGCCAGATAATGGAAGTAGAATACATGGGAGATAAAATCGTAATCCCCGAAAAGATAGACAATGTCATGGATAAAATAAAAGGAATGAATCATTCAAAAATTGAAATATTGTTTGCACGGTATGAAACGAACAAGAATATCGTTACAAATTATGTCAATGACATAATTCTTCCGAATTATGATGCACCAGATGTAATATGGTTTATTGAACCGGATCATGTTATCCATGAAAAAACCGGACCAAAAATATTAGATAGCATTAAACAAAATGAAATAAACCAAAAATATAATTGCATGTTTACAAAACAACATGAAATTTGGCGAGGTTTCCGACATGAAGTCTATCCTGAAAGAAAGAGACGCCTTTCTACTGTTATATGGCATTTAAATTCACTACGAGACAAAAAAATGCCAGAGACCGGTAGACATGCTGATGCCAAAAATAAAAAAATAGATACTACCTTTCTCGAACACAAAATTCATAACTATGGCTTTGCCGTTTCTGAAAAAACAATGTATTGGAAACATATCATTACAATTGGTTTTTCGAGATACATAGGTGATGCAATGCCGAATATTTCATGGTATAATGAAAAATGGCTTAAGTGGGACTATAAAACAAATAATGACTGCCTTGAAATTTCTAAAGGAAGAGAATGCAATATAAAAACAACGGTTCCATATGATATAAACGGCCATCCCTCACTAATGAAAAACTTTACTAGGGAATAAATGAACAAAAAAGAACATGTGGAACAACTTATCGGATTTGAATATAAAGGAATACCAGTATCACAACAGAAGGCGTCCATCCCTCTCATAGTAAATATTGTCACTGAATTTAATATTAAAAATATCATTGAACTCGGAACTTTGTATGGCGGATCGTCTGTAATATTAAAAGACAGTTGCCCAGATATAAATTTATATACTTTTGATAAAAAAGATTTAAGACATAACATCGTAAAGAAAAGAAAAGATATTATATTTTACAAAGAAGACATCCTTAAAAAAGATCAACCAAGCCCAAATGTAATAAAATTGCTTGAATATCCAGAACCAGCAATTTTGTTTTGTGACAATGGAAATAAAAAAGAAGAAGTCAGAACATATACAAAATATTTAAAACATAGAGATATAATTGGCATGCATGATTGGGGAACAGAGATATTCTTGGAAGACATCTCTGATATAATTGATAGGTATCAATTACATCCAATACATAAAAATATTTTCAAAACTAATGGCTTTCTTGTTAGATTTTTTCAAAAAAAATAAACCACAAGAAGTATTGAGCTTCAATAAAAAAAGGGAGACTTTATTATGAATATCGGTTTTGTTGGACTTGGAAAGCTGGGGCTGCCGTGTGCATTGGTGATTGCATCAAAAGGCCATAAAGTGTGTGGCTATGATGTCGATGAAAAAATTGCTGATTATTTAAAAGAAAAACAAATTCCATACCAGGAGGAGGGAGTTCCAGAACTGTTGAAAACAGAAACAGTTGACTTCGTATCTATGGAAGAGGTTGTCGGACGATCTGATATCATTTTCGTTGCTGTGCAGACGCCGCATGAGGAATTATATGAAGGCACTACCCGCCTGCCAGATGAACGGGTTGATTTTGACTATCGTTTTCTTGTAAACGCCATGACGCAAATCAGTAATATTGCAGCTGAAAAAGAAAAACCAATTACAGTCGTTATTATATCGACTGTTCTTCCTGGAACAATTTCACGCACCATTTACCCTGTTATAAGCGACTATATCGATCTCATGTACAATCCCTTCTTTATTGCCATGGGAACCACGGTCAGAGATTTTTTTAACCCGGATATTATTTTGATTGGCGATCATTATGTACGAGCAGATGACGGCATTGAAAAAAATATTCTGATTGATTTTTACAAAACAGTTATAAACGTACCCGTACTTTATAAAGTTATGTCTATTGAGAGCGCTGAGCTGACAAAAGTAGCATACAATACCATTATCACTTCAAAAATTAATATTGCCAATACGATTATGGAAATCTGTCACAAGATTTCATACGCCGATGTTGACGAGGTGACTGATGCGCTCAAAGACTGCCATCTCAGGATTACCAGCCCGAGATATATGGATGGTGGAATGGGTGATGGCGGTGGCTGCCATCCAAGAGACAACATTGCCATGTCCTGGCTTTCCCGAAAATTGAATTTGAGCCATGACGTTTATGAAGATCTGATGAAAACCCGGGAAGCCCAGACTGAATGGTTGGCAGATCTTATCATAGAAGAATGTAAAAAAGTCGACTTGCCACCTGTTTTACTTGGATATGCCTTCAAGCCTGAAACTAATATCACAACCGGGTCCCCGGCGTTGTTACTTGAAAAAATCATGGAAGAAAAAGAATTTCCATTTTATGCCAAACATGACCCCTATTATGAAAATTTTGAACTTATTAAACGGTTTGTTTCAAGGACCCCTGCTGTATATTTTATTGGCACACAACATTTGCTGTTCAGACAGTTATCATTTAAAGAAAAATCCGTACTAATTGACCCCTTCAGATACATGCCATATGTGGTACCGCAGATAAAAAACATCAAATATGTCTATATTGGGAGTCATGAAGCCGGGACTGGAATAAAAGATGAAAATTATACATCCTATCTCTAATGTTGTTCCAATCAAGGATGCTCAATGGCAAGATTTGCTTCGGGATATGAAAAATTTTGTAGAGAATCAAAAAAAAGAGCTTGCTGTTGTAGAACGTAAAAATCGATCTTTGAAAAGACGAAATTTTAATTTAAAAGTCGCAAATATAGATTCAAGCAAGAAAATTGACGATTTTTAGTTGACGCATATAGTGTGCAGCAAGTTTTGTTATTACAATTTGGTTTTCTAATAACCAATTAGAGGAATAATCAAGAAAATTTTTTTTATTTTCTATTATCCAAAAGAAAACAATCTTGTTGATATTTAAATTTTCAGCGTTTTCAAGATAGACGGGATCTGCGCCTGAAGAAGTTTCGACATAGATAAGAAATATTTTTTTGTTTAACTTTTCACCATGGCAGTTAAGTAGCAAATATGTATGAAATGCTTTTGGACTTTTTAAAGCCATGCTCATTATATTGTGTGGTATTTTTACACCCATTTATTCTATTTCCAGACCTATAACTTCTCCAAAAGGCGCTGCACGATAACCACTTTTCATTGTTTCTTCGCCGCTGGTGCAGAGCCATAAAACCGGATACGACGGTTCTTCCGGGTAGGAACTGCAATATCCATCTGTGAAATATATCACTGCCTTGGGTTCCTGGTCATTTTCTTCAATCCATTCAAATCCAGGCTTAAAGCTTGTACCGCCACCACCCTCGAATTCTAACTCAACCGGCAGGTCGTCATTGGTTAGGTGCTGAACATTCGCAACTCGGGTATCGACATAAATCACATCAATTTTAAGGTTGGGAAAGTCTTCAAGTACGCCTGAAATTTCCGATGCGTATCGTTCTTTTTCTTTTTTAGAAACAGACCCTGAACTGTCAATGATAAATCCTATATTACCAACGTCTTCTGAATACATACCAGGTAATGCAATACCCTGTTCTCTGGTTACATGACCATATCTTGTATTTGGATGCATCCATGAATAATCGTTTTTTGTTTTTTCTTCCAGAAAATCTCGAAGCAATTCCGTATAATGGATTTTTGGAGCCTTCATGGCCCCAACCATTTCTTCAAGCCATGCTGGTACGTTACCTTGCATTTTCTGGGCAATAGCCGCCTGAGATACACTGTCTTTCCATTCTTTTTCCAGGTATTCTCGTTCCTGATCTGTCATGCTGTCCAGACCATTAGCATCTTCAATGACACCGCAACCACCCGGATCTTGCGTTGGTTGATCGTTATCTTTTCCATCTTTACCCTGACCATCACTTGGTTGATCGCCTTTACTCTGTTGATTTTTATTTGATGGGTCGCCATTTCCATCACCGTCACTGTCGTCAGATGGTTGACCCGGCCCGTCATTTTTTCCTTCAGCGTGTATAATTTCATAAATTTGTTCGGCAGTCATATCACGGAATTCTTCAGATTTATATGGATTACCCGGCAGATCAAACCCAGCCTTGTCGAGAATTAAATTCACTGCGTGATCGCAGGCAATTTGCCAAAAATGCGGTTTCCGCTCTTTGCGTCTGAGGTGGTGCATAAGAGCGACATGCATGACTTCATGGGCAATGACGCCATTCAGCTCATCATGGGACAATTCCATGGCAAATTCAGGATTGTATTTGAGGATTTCGCCATTTGTGGCGAAGGTAGGAATTCTTGGATCTTCGTCCAAGGTCATTTTCAATGCAACGTTACCAAAAAATGGCTCGTGCATGAGCAGGGTGGACCTGCTTTTTATGATTCTTAGGTTTGCCTCTGAAATATAACGCTTTGACATGTTCGTAGGTTTCCTTCTTTATGTTATCATTGTGTTTTTTGTTTTTTTACCCCGTGCCTGATCTGGATCAACGCCCGTAATGCCCATGATGTCATGCATGATTTGAGATGTTTCATCTGTAAGATCTTCTCGAAGTTTTTCGCTGTTTTTGATATCGTCCATGTCATAACTGCAAAGTTTATTTTTAATTTCTTCACTCATGCGTTCAAGTTCTGTATTTCCTGCAATGTTGAGTGTTTTGAGAATTATAAGTAAATCTTCGATATTGGTGACAATAGACTTATGATAGGCCTTGGCATCCTTATTGGACATTTTATTGTGCATGTCCCGGACAACATCGAATAGCCTGAACCATAAATCATTCATAGCCTTATGTAAATCTTCTTCCACATTGCTATTTATTTCAGCCTTTATGATTTCAAGATCGTCATAAACCAAATCTTTTATATCATTAAGATGATCTCCGGACGGCACTGGTTGGACATCAAGTTCAAATACAAAATGATAATCCAATTCTTTGACATCCGGATATTCCTGTTGATTATACAATGTCTGACCAAGTCGTTTTTCAGAACGTTTTAAAACGTTGGCGTAGTCTGCTTTAAAATTATCACGGGCGTTGAAAAATAACGTTTTTAATGTGTTCATTGCCGATACGAAATCCATATATTCTTTTGACGGCAATAATCTGTTTTTTCCGCGCCATGGCAAAGAATGCTCTCTATAATAAGCCCTGGCTTCAGCCGCAGCTCTTCTGATGTCTGAAATGTCATCTGAATCATATAATTTTTTATGGTAATAACCCGCATCGTATGATGTGGAAAACACTTGTTGAACAGATACCGTTGCCGCTTCATCTTTTATGGATTGACCTGGCAAGCCGATTTCAAGTGTGATAAGCATAGCTGTTTGTGACAAAATTTTTGCTTTGTCAATATTGGTATTTGAACCAAGCAGTGTGCCATCCGGTGCATATCCAAATTTCAGTGGCAATTGATATTTATTCGTCATAATATATCTCCAGAATTACATTGACCCGAGAACTATTTCTATGTCGATTCGATTTTCTTCTTCATCTATGATGAAGTTGCCTTCCAGTCGAACGCCATTTTTTTTGTAAAAATTATCCAGCAGGGTCATAAAACTTTCTTGGATTTTTGTTACGTCTTCCCGGATTTTATCGCCGGGACGAATTTGTTTTTCAGACAAGGAATTCATGGTGCGCCTCGCTCCATCTAATAAAAGCTTTGGTTTGCTGAACGTCCGAATCATGTTCAATGCATTGCATGATCATTTTTACACTGAATTCCGGTGGAATCCGTTCAGAATAAGTACAGATTGATTCCATATTGGTTTTTGACGCTTGGGCTGCGACCGCACCAGTCAATGCATACATGACGCTGGGCTGGTCTTCCGGCACTTCCGCTGTATCCGGATTGAGAAAAATCGATTTAACATTTGGTAATTCTGTCCAGATTTTCAAGAATGCCATAAATTCCAGACGATACCCATCACCGATAGCGCCGCTGACGAGTTCATCTGTTATGTCAAATGGCAATTGCATTTTGAGAATTTCAGACACATTGAAATTCGTCCGTGGCGATGGTGTGTTTCTGAGATCATTTGTCGGTTCAAAATCGTTCAGAAGATCGGGTTTCCATCTGATGAATGATATCACACGTTCGTCGATCTCGTTGTCAATTGCCCATCGAACCCATTGATCCTGATCGGTATCGAGTTCTATGATAGATGTAAATCGGGATTTTAACGGCTCGATCAATCTTTGAACACCGGCTTTATCTTCTCGTCTGTTGGTTGCCGCAATGAAAATGACGTCATTTGATACTTGATGACCATTTACTTGGCGACCGAGAATGAGCTGCATGGCAGCTGCTTGAACTGTTAATGGAGCCTGTCCCAGGTCATCCAGGAAAAATATGATTGGTTTTTTTGTCGTGATTAACCGGTTCAATTCTTTAAAGGGCACGAAAGACGCTTCATTTGTTTCCGGGTTGAAGAATGGATACCCTTTATAATCCGTTGGATCACCGACCACTGGATGCGATAGAATCAATTCATATCCAAGTGCATTCGCAGCTGCTTGAACAATTTCAGTTTTGCCGATACCCGGAGATCCTGTCAGCAGAATCGGCTTTCTCTTTTCGCAGAATTTTTTCAATACTTCGGTCAACTCCTTTGGCTTCATAGCATCTCCTTCATTTTGGTTTGTGAATCCATAAAAAAATAAATCATAAAATAATAATCGATAAATACTTCATGTGTTTTCGTAATTTGATTCGAATTTATAACACCACTCCTTCAAATCTTTACCTGTCTTTTCGTCTGTTCCAGAAACGACGGCAAAGGCATTACATAGACCGTCAAGAGAATTCAAAAATTTTTCAATGTCTTTTTTCTCAATTATGATGTCAAGGTATTTGAAGGATAAATTGACGCGCTCCCCCATCCCATTTCCCCCCTCAAAAAAAGGTGCGGGGAAGGAGATATCCTTCTCCTCCCCCGCGATTGTCATTATCATCTATGATATTTCAAGTATCATTAACAGATGCCGCCGTTTGATTGGCAGTTTCAGTTTCAGCAGCTGACAATTTATAATAATTTAAACTCCGTGTAATACCATTATACGACCAACCCATAATTTTTTTGTGGAGGGCTGGGAGGGAGCCGAACCCTCATTCCGGAGATGTTTTTATGTCAGGGCTTTACTAACTACCGTTCTGGCGTAAAATTGTGGGCAATACGCTAAAACTTTATCGCGACGCTGCTTATAGTCAACTCGGGAACGCTCCCTGATCTGACTCATGCGCCACTTGAATGATGATAATCATAAAGATAAGCTTGGCCCACTTTACCCGGGACTATCCCAGGATATAATTGAATATCGAAGACGCAATCTCTCCTTTTGAAACGTCTTGTGTATTTGCGCGCATTCTTGCTTCTTTTACAGCAATAAGCATTTTGTCAATGCGTTCCAAATATACTGCCTTATCTGCTGATGTGATCATGCCAGACCATATCATCAATTCATATTTTCCGACGTCTTTCTGAACCGTCCATTTTTCAATCTGGGCAGGATGTTTATCGGTTGCCGGGTAGAGAACTTTAAATTCAATGTCCTGTTTGGTTTTGAATTTTGTTTGTGGTTCTTTGAGTTTATAAATACCAGTCCCAAGATCAGTGTCTATCACCCATTCATGCCCCGGCTCAAGCGTTGGTATCTGAAGAAACATATCCCGAATAGATTTTAATTTCTTTTCCATCCCGAGCAAAAACGTAACCGGAGCGTTTTCGATGATAGTCTCCCCCTCAACAATCACATGCGCGACCGCTTTCTGGTTTGCGCATTCTTTTTGGAATACTGCATTCCAATACTCTTCAACCACTCCACGAACGTATTCAAGCTTGGAGGGTACCGTCTCTTCAAGACGTTGTGTTTCAGGAATGAAATTGGTTTCAATTTCATCGTCTGAATCTCTGAGAGCTGTCAATGTCCGTTTGTTTCCCCTGAAAAGGCTGGCTTTTTTGTTGAATGTATCTTTTGCTTCCTGGATAATTATCTTCGCGCGTTTTTCCAGGTCTGACTCTGCCGCTAACAATTCATGAAGTTTCCCCATTTTTTCCCCCATTTTTATGATAATAATAAAATTATTTAAACCATATTTTTACCCACTGTCTTTTGGGTTGAATATGTACTGTTAAACCACCAATAGCAACTGGTGGGTATCCTTTTTTTTCTGAATATGTTGAGTCATATGTACTTGAATATGTTTTCAAGAATGTTCCGCATATGCCAAATAAAATTGGTTTAGATATGAGTGATTTTCCTGCAATTCCAAGCCTTGGAATTTCGTCATATTGTTTTTTGTGAACATGACCATACAGGAATAAATCTGCATCCCAATACGCAGTATCTTTAGAATATTTGGTAATATCCGCACCCTGTGTTCTGCTTCCGCCGCCCCAGCCGTGATGCCATTTTATTTTAATTGTACGACCGCCACCGCCCTCAGCTCTCAGTTTTAAATTGATAAACCCTGAATACCCAAGATATTCGCAATCTAATTTTTCACAGACGCGCCAGATTAAATCTGTCCCTGCTCTTAGAATAACTGTGTCTTCATGATTACCACGGCCAAGACCAATGATACGATCTCTATATGGCCATAACATTTTAACGGCTTTATCAACCTGTGCGTCGAGAATTGCCGTTCTTTCTGTGCTGTCTGCGTGTTTTGCGTAACGTGGATCTGTAACGATAATACTATCCAGTAGATCGCCGCCGCCCATGAAGTATGTTTTGTCGTCAGAATCTGCAAGGTATTCGATGAATGCTTTTTCGTCGCAGTATGAATTCCCCAAATGAACATCGAATATTGGTTTGAGTTTGATTACGTCGCCATAGGTGTATGGAATGTGGTAAGGAACAATCTTCATGACTACCTCTCAGTTGAAGTTATTGCCGCACCCCATTTATTCAATGGCTATGTTCTTCATCCCTTTAACTTGTCATAAAATCACCATTTTATGGTAAAGTCAAGGGTTTATGCATTTTTTAATTTTCTTTTAATTTATATTTAAATTTGTAACCGCAGTTTTTACAATGTTTTTGAAATTTCCCAAACCATAATGGTCGACGGCAGTTAGGACACAAAGGGCCTTTTACTGCCCCGCAATCTGAACATCCTTTAACTTCATAGTGCTTGTAATACCGGTAGACGTTATATTTTGGCGGAGATCCTTTTGGATACCCCTTATGTTTTATAGTATATTTACAATTGCAAGGATGACCAATATTTGTTGAAGGTCTCCACATGAACCCTTCATTTTCTACCAGATACCATTTTTCTCGACCACAATTTGTACAATACCGGACGCCTTCTATTACCAAGTTTTCAGAACCGCATATTCCGCAATGACGAAACATGCGACGGGCATCTGAACATTGAGTTGGTTTTTTTTTGCGTTTACCTTTTTTGGGACGTTCTTGCTCGTCTATTTCTGTGGTTTCCGGATTTTTAATCATTCTTCATAATCGTCCTGATCCTGGAACATCATTAAATAGTCTGAAACGTTTCGCCTTATATAATCCAGCAATCCAAGAGCTGAAATGGTTGAATCCTGAGTTATACTGTTACTACCGCCACCGCACCAATTCATGGCCAGTGTACGGTCTTTTTTTGTATATGCAATGAAACAATCTTCAATGTTTTCATAGTCTTCAAGAATAGTCCTTAATGTTGCGGCAACAGTGTGTTTATCGAATTCAATGATCATCGTTTGGTCTCCATAAAATAGAAGTCCTCCCCATATTGATAATCATAGCATATTTTTAATTTTTCTAAAAATGATTTCCTATTTTAAATTAATCTTTGGGGTGAGGGCGGGATTTGAACCCGATCCCCGGGGCCACAACCCAGTGCTTTAACCAATTAAGCTACCCCCACAACAAGATTTGAATAATAAAGGGGCTTGGGGATTAGTGTGATCATCACCGTAATGCATCCCCTGGGAGTAAGGCCCCTACAATTCGGATTATTTTGTCGTAGCCATATTCAAACCACGGTCATAATTCAACCGTCTGGCTGCATCAAGTGTCATGAGTTTCATGAAATTTTTGACCTCAGTGTCGTTACCAGTCGAGACGCCACTGTTGCCTCCGAATACATTTGTCGGAACTTTTCTTTTGGAATAGGCATCTGCCCACACCTTTTGGATCTCAATTTCTGCCACCAGTTTTTGCTGTAGTGCATTGTCAGCTTGGATGACCTTACGTTTTTTATATGCTTCAGCATCGGCCGCAACTTTTACAGCAGCAGCATCGATTTTGGCTTTATCCAGAAGAATTTTTGATGTTTGTTTCTGAACTTCGGCCTGTTCTTTTTGTCGGTTGGCAACGATCAGTGCCTGCATTTTATTGGTCTCTTCTGAGGTTGTAATGTCAATCTGTTCCACCTTTTTCTGAGCCTGACGTTCTGCCACCTGACGTTCACCCTTTGCAACAGCCAGATACTTTTGTTCTTCTTCCTGAATTCTCTGTTCTCTGGCAATGGCACGATCTGCGGAAGCCTGCTGTTTCAGCTTCATGCGCTCAATAAATTTTTCATTTGGTTTCATGGCTGTTACGCGGGCTTCATGAACACTGATGCCGAAAGATGTAAATTTCTGTGTTTTTCTGAGCGGCTGCCCGTCTGAACCATATAATTTATTTACGACAAAAACCACCTTGCCTTGGTCGTCGAATTCATCCTGATGTTTGGGATCAGATGCGTTGGCTTCTGATTTCTGGGCGGTGACTGACCTTTCAACCACCTCTTCCCGTTTTACCATATAGATCCCTTTCTGCATTTGATTTTCAAATTCATTGATGAACTCAGTCCTGCCGCCTGAAAAATAATTCTCAGCAGTAATCAAAGATCCTGTGGCCTGTAATGTTTCCTGGAATGCTGGAATCAAAGCAACTCGTAATAGATTCTCGGGCGTTCTATACTCACGGGCCATCTTCAGAAATGTTTCATCATCGACAGGCAATCTGAACCGTGCCATAGCCATGGCGTCTGCATCCACCTGATCAAGAAATGTAACATTTTGCGGTGGCAGGCTGGCGCTGGCAACGTTTTCTGCACCTTCAGCATTCACGCCGTCAGCCGTGTCGGTATCTGCCAATACCGTCATGGCTTTTTTCCACTGATTTTTCTTTCCAAAGAGATATAGACTGTATCCAATGGATTTGACGACCCGTTCCTGGCCGGTAATAGTCCTAACGTGATAGGTATACCCGGGTTCGGCGTAAAAGAAGACACTGTTGAATGTGCCCATAAAGAAGCATATGGCCGCGAAAGTAATAATACCGGTTCTTACAAAGCCCGGCATTGGAAATGTGTAATTCGAATTGCCGTCTTTGCGTGCCGTATTTTCAGATTTGATTTTGATAACGGTCAATATGACGACCGCAATGATCAGAAGAATTCCAAGTAGAATCCAAAGCATGATGTTTCCCCCATTTTTTTAAGTTTTCAATGTAATTTTCATTATGTGTAATTCAAAAGCTCCAACTTTATATACAACTGTTTTATTTTTTTTATCACCCCCATCCTTATTGAATTTTGTTACTTTTATTTTCTTTTTTTAACAGGCTTTTTGATACCTTTTTTCCCTCCAGTCATTGCTCCTTGTCCTGGCCCTCTACGTCTACCCTTACCACCTCCACGACCGTCTCTTAGACCTTGGCCTTTCGGCCCCGTTCTATCTTTATTTGGCATTTTTTTCCCTTCCGTGCGGTGTGTTAATCTGATATTTTCACAATTTTACCCTTCAACCCCCATATCCTCATAGCGTCAACACTAAATAATCTTTTCATAGGCACATAGCTTCAACCGCTGTATTGTCAGCGTTGCCCTGAGCCATCATTTCGCTCCAAAATTTACAACCTTCACATTTTTTCATCTCATCCCCTTGTGTGTGGGGATAGCCCCTGCCTTGCAAGTAAGAAATCGCCTGGAATGCGTGTCTACAAGGACTATCCCCATAAATTATTCAGCGTTATTACCGGATGCGCTGCCCCCGGTTACTGCATTAGTTCTTTACGGCATTCAGCCAACTCTGGCGAAACCTTCAAATGGCATCACTCCCCTTCCGTGCGGTTAATCTTCAATTTCGTCATAATATTCTTGCCAATCCGGGTCTGTTTTTATAAAAGCCCGTTTAACCGCTGGATGGCGAAAATAAAGACTGTCTCCCTGGCAATCCCAATCCAAGTTCTCAAGTATATTTATTACACGTTCTAAAATATCTTCGGTTTTTAGGTTTTCATTAAAAAGTGCTTCGCAAACTGTATCGAAAATTTCTGTTCCTGAACACCATCCCATAATCTCCCCCTTCCGTGCGGTGTGGATTAATCTGATATTTTCACAATTTTACCCCTCAACCCCCATATCCTCATAGCGCCAACACTAAATAATCTTTTCATCGCTGGTCTCCTCTCTTAATTGTCTTATAGAAACATCACGATGCGGAGTAAGCAAAGAGTGGTGCTGTTTATGCCACAAGACATTTCCATGAAATATACGAGGCAAATCAACACGAGGAAACTCAGCGAGACACCCTTCAAATCCGTTTGGTCGTGCGATGTTCATGTTAAGCACCACTGGCATGTTGCCAGCTAATTTTATAATTAACCAATATCTTATTTTTTCAGTCATCGCTGGCCTCCTGGGTGGGTTTAATTGGTTCAAAATTCCAACCACATTGATCGCATTCACCGTGATAGCCATCTAAAAATTCTTTTTCGCCAATTAACAATTTTGCCCGCACAAGGGTTTTACAAGTGTGACACTCAATATTTTTAAATTTATCCATTCACTCCCCTTCCGTGCGGTGGTTAATCTGTTATAACAAACCATATAAGTGTTAATGGGTCATTATCACCTATCCCTTTATAAATTTTAATTAATTCCCTCTGCAAACCTGTTACTGTCCGACATTCTGGTTCATGTTCTAATTTTAGCATAGATGGTATAATTGATTTAAGTGTATAACACTCAACCTTTGAAATAATTGCATAGTATAAATGAGTTAATGGTTCTCCTTGGGAATCAACATCCCATATTTCAACACTATCACCGTGACGTAATTTTGCCCACTTCAAGCCTTTGCGAACAGTTAAATTAATACCATCATTAAATCTAACTTTGCCGTTTATTCCTTGAAATAATAACTGTTTCATTCACCCCCCCTTCCGTGCGGTGTGGATTAAAAGCTGTGTCTCCCTTCACCCCTGCATTTCCAACATTGGCTTGTGCCTGAGTGACAGGGGCCATGTGTTGTAATATTCCCTGTCCCATTACATATTTCGCATATCACTTTTTCTTTTTCTGCTGTTATTTTAGACTTCAATCTTTTATTTTCTTCGATAAGTGGATTCGGAATGGCATCATACCCATGAGCCATATCATATTGTTCGTGTGCAATTTCCACATCACGGGCAATGCTAAATATTTGCTCTTGTGTCGCTGAGATTCCGACTTCATCAAGAGCTTGGCTTACACATTCTTCCCAATATTCCATTTCATCCCCCTTCCGTGCGGTTAATCTAAAAACACCACACTCTCCACCAATGCGCCATTGTGTTTAACTTTAATTTTTCCATCTTTCCAAATAGCAAACCACGGAACGGCTACCATTTTTCCACATTCCATAATAACTGTAATTTTATCACAATTATCATGATTTATAGATTGGTTAACATTATTGGGCCACCACAATTCTTTTACCTCTTGGCCTTCATAAAATCTGTTTTCCATTTCATCCCCCTTCCATGCGGTGTGGTTAATCAAATATCCATCCCAAAACAGTGCGAATAATTCGTAACTCTCCGTGTGTCCACGCTTGGGCAATCATATCAAGCAGACCAATTCCGCCCAAAACAAAAAATATGTTCCGTAAATATCTCATATCCCCCCTTCCGTGCGGTGTGGATTAATTCTTTCTGTGTGCTTTCCAAACCATTCGTGTCAATCGCCTTTCTTGTTTCTCTCCGGCAGTATCCAAGGCAGCAGCCCTGGCAGCATTCCTGGCAGCATCCCAGGCAGCATCCCTGACAACATCCCAGGCAGCAATCCTGGCAGCATCCCAGGCAGCAGCCCTGACAGCAACCCTGGCAGCATCCCCGGCAACATCCCAGGCAGCATCCCTGACAGCAACCCCGGCAGCATCCCTTAATGACTCGTCTTGTGTCTTTAAATATTTTACAACCACATCAGGCGCATCCCACAGGTGAATTACATCTAAAGCACGCATACATGCGAATTTACGCAGCAATTTTTTACCATTAATCCACCATAATACCTTTCTGCACTCTGCCACGGTTTTGTCATCTTCATGAATCATTTCACCGGCAAGTTCAACCCGACAAATAATAGGGCCGGGAGCATATTTTAAAGCATCGGTGATTTTTTTAGAAGCGTGTAGGCCGCAATGACACATTTTAAGGTCGCCTTTATGCACAAGCCATTGTCCTTTGCGTGCAAGGCGACCATCGTCATAACCAAGCCTTCTGGTCTCTCTCATAAAATGCCATGCTTTCATATTCATATCCCTCCTGGCATACCGTATATTTTATCCCCCCTCTTTCATTTAATTATGGTCGGAGAGGCAGGATTTGAACCTGCGGCCTTGTGGCCCCAAACCACACCGTCTTCCGCTGACTTACTCTCCGTTAAAGATCAAACAAACCAAGTTGATCTACAATGCTGTAGTAAATACTCCCTCCCATAAAAGCGTAAAGAAATTCTGGTGCAAAAAATGGATGTGTATAGAACAACGGCATTGTCTTAGCTGCGACCATTATTATCATACATATAACGAGTGCTGTTATTATTTTAAAAATGATCACGCATGACCGTTTCATGAAATCACTACCTCATGTTGTTATTTTTTCTAATTTTTCTCTAATTTTTTTTCGCTTTGAGTAATCAATTTTAAGATATCTATAGACATCCGTGAATATATGAATGTCATTTTGAATCCATAACCCGGAACGATCTTTTCTTGATATAAGATAATATCCAATCCTATCATTGTTATTATTTAATGGGCGTATAGACAACATAACTCTAACGCGGTATTTTTTAAAATTGACACCATTCATAATAAAATAAATCATCAGAGCTTTTGGACTGTCAATTAAATTTTTCATAATATCAGGCGGTATCGGCATTGTCATATTTTTTAAATTATTTTTTCAAGGGAATAAAGCTCAGACCACAGATTGCCACAGACACGACAAGTTACTTCCCATTGAATTTTGGGAATAGCTTTTCTATTTTCGTCCCATTGTCCTTCAATATATTCAATATTTTTTGCTGAAAAATTTTCAATTCCGATTGCGCCGCAATGCGGACATTCATTTTTATTCCGCGCATGCATTTTTTGATCGATGAATCGATTTTTATTCCATTCATGCAGCCGAGGAAATTCAATACCCGCATCTCGTGCTATTCCGTCTAAATATTCAAGCGTTTCGATGTATCCATAATTCCCTTCTGCCTGACAGGATTCGCAGATATAACCATTCATTTGACCACTGTCATTTATTATTAATCGACCACATCGTTTGCAGGCTGGCATAATTCCTCTGATAGATGGCACGCCGGGCAGGGTTTGAACCTGCGGCCTTCGGAATCAAAGTCCGATGTTCTCCCAGCTGAACTACCGGCGTTCTTATAGCATGTTTGTATTTAGAGATTTCGGCTTTGCATTTTCCTTCATTTGCTGTTCAAGTTTTTTGCGTTCTTTCTTTAACCCTCGATACTGATCCAATACCATGATTGGCATTTCTCCTTTAGGATATCTATCCTCAATTTTCCATATCCGTTGATCCAGAAAGTCCAAGCGGTCTTGGATAATTTTATTTTCAAGTCTGTTTTCTAATGCCTGAATTGCACGTTCGACGTCTTTGGCGTGAGCAAACCTTTCATCAAGGCATATCCATCCGCCGATAAGACTCCCAAGTATGACGATTGCTGATGCGGTTCCGATAATTTTTTTCATTATTTTTTCGCAATATGGAATAGTTGTTCCTGGATAAACATCAAAGATCTTGCAATTGTGTCTATGATACACTCGCCATTCCACCAGGCACACTCTTCTTCGAGACAGTCTGGTGAGCGGTCAAACCCGGGAGAATACTTCAATGGACATTTTTTCATTATATTTTTATTCCTTTATTATTTCAATCAATTTTTTTGGTAGCGGAGGCGGGAATCGAACCCGCGTAAATAAGGATATGAACCTTATGAGTCACCATTACTCTACTCCGCAATGATTTCATTAAAATTACTTTTTGCTATAATGGAAGTAATTTCGAATATTGTTCCGCATTTTTCACATCGCGCGACCGCTTTGAATACCTCTTCATTGCTGTAGATTTTTGTTTCCCTATATGCCATAACATTCATTAATATTTTACAATATCGGCACTTAAATCTTTCAATCGCCATCTTTGTAATTTTATCAACCCTGTTCTGATCCATCAGTTTCATTATTATTCCTCCAGGAATGGCTCAGACATTGTTTTTATATATTGACATTCCACATCTCCGCACATGCAATGTTTTGCATACTTTTCTTTATGCATTTCCAGATCACCGATAATGTTTGAACCGCACCATCCGCCGTCATTCCTGTGTGACTCAAATTCTCTTTTGCCCCAGCGTGCTGGCATTTCAGTTTGATATTCAATAACTGCTCGGACTTTTATACGCTTTTTTATCAGCACACATTTAGAATCGTGTTCTTCACCGATTTTTTTGTCGCAATAAAAGCACCTTCCGTCCATTTTTGCCGGTCTTTGTGCCTTTTCTGTTACAATAAATTTTTCTGGCATACTACCCCGCTTTTTAATGTATGGTCATACCTGATCTTTGAAAAATTTTAGCAAGGGCATCAATTTCTTCATCATTGACACCATCAATTTTATTTTTCTCTACCAGGTATGATGATATTGACACTGCCGTATGCAGTGCACCAATCATGTATAGATTATGCGGATTTTCGACCAATGACTGCATCTGCCCTGACATAAGCGCCTGTAAACATGTTGAGAGTGATGCGTTTTTTTCAGCTGCAATTTTCCCATAACTTATTGCCTTGACGTAGGCACTTTCAATCCCTTCTTTCATTTGTGCCATTTTTTTACCGAGGAGATCCAATTCTTTATCTATACTATCGAGTTTTTTTGTAAGCTCTTCTTTTTTTTTCATTTTCTATTCTCTTTATAATTGGTAATAACCATTAAAGCCGCTGTCATTGCGCCATGCAACATGTCACTGTCAGGTTTGCGAAACAAAAGGTGCATTCACCGTTCGATGACTTAAATATACGCCTGTTTTCTTTGAAACCCATTAACCAAACACTCGTTTCTTTTCTATTTTTTCATCTTTATAGTTACATAGTGATACTTTTCAGAAACTTTAGTCAATAAGTCGCGACAGCTACCAGTTTATGACGGCCTTGTGGCCCCATGGGCATTAACCTGCTTAAGCTTGACATTTCCCGATAAAAAATCGCGAGTTCAGATTATTCAAGACAGCGGCTTTAATCGTCATTATCAAATGTTTTTAATACTTTTTCCATCATTGATTTCATATTTGTTTTAAATTCTGAAATTTCCGATGAATCTGTGTCTTTGGCTTCTTTCATTCGTTTTATAACCTGGGCTTCCGTAATGGACAGCACGCCTTTCATCATCATCGCCGCTTCCGCATGCAAAACAGCCACGACGACCAGCGTTATTTCGATTGACAGCCCAGACATGGCTTCTTTTAATTTTACCCTGGCATCTGCTATTTCATTGCCTCCTGACTTTGTCAGGTACAGTTCAACGAAATTCACATAATGGCCTTTCTGTCGTTCGTTAAATTGTCCCATGTCCACATTGTCCAGGGCCATTCTTGTGATGTATTTTCTCTGGTTGACGATGAATTTTTCATGCCATTCATTCATAGCTTTCTTATATTCTTCGAAATCTTCAGCATCAAACATGCCGTCCATCACATCTATAAAATCCTTTTCTTCGGACATTCATTTTACCTTTTCTGTTTTTTGTCCGGTTCCATGACCGGTTTTATATCGTATGGGTTTCTGTCTGCTTTTGTTGAAAATTTTATATTTTATTTTTAATGGATTGTAATTGTTGGTTGCCTATTGGTTCATGATTTAAATATTGGTTTTATCCGGATCGATAATTTTCAGGATTACCCATGGTTTGGGTTTTTCCCAACATTCAATCCCGGTTGCCGGATGGAATGTCAGGTGTTCAATCTCAAGTGAAAATCCTTCCGGCGCTTTCAGATCATCCGGATTCAATGGTTTTGTCTTTTCATTCCCATCCCCGGAACCTTCAATGCCTTCAGAATGGAACATTCCCGCAAATCGACCGTCTTTTAATTCATAGAATACCCGGACACCCGGGACTTCAATTTTCTTTCCCAGCATTGTCACCTCGACTTTCTGGCATGGATTCAAAAACCCTTCGTGAGGGTCTACCAGGTTGTAAAGATTTAATAACGTCATTTGTCTCCTCCTGCGGAGTTGTCATATCGATCCACCAGAGCTTAAACTTTTGCCATAAGGTTTTGTCCGCGAATCGCATGTATACATAATTTCTTTCGAGTATTATTTCATATTTTACAATCCTGTGTCCTTTTATATCCATATTTCTAAGGAATTCCCAAAATTCCGGATATTCCATTTGGATTGGATAGCCTTTAATATTTGTGGATTTTTCGGCTGATATGATTACCGACATTTACATTCCCTTCAAATTTTTCAATGACCATTTTTTAGATATTTATGGACAATATCCTTTGCCCATGGTAATTAACCCTGCCAATACTGCCATATTGAACATTTCATCCATCGCTGTTACTCCGGTTGCCTCAATTCCTTCTATCAGGAATGACACTCCATCCATGACGTGCACATCATTTTCTTCGCTCACATCTACCAGACCCTTCATGAGCGTTACCAATTGGTCTTTAAATCCGTCATTTCCCAATCTGTTTTTGACTCGAAGCACCGCGCAATATCCGTGGAATCCATAGGTACATGATTCATGCTGGGATTTATGCCCAGCAAAAAGTCCCACACGAGCATGGCCGACGTGTATTTTTTTGTTTTCCGGGTCGTCTTTCTGCATTGGAAAGCAGCCCTCCAAAACTTAAAGTTATGCTTTATAAAAAAATATGATTTTATCTGAAATAACATGATATCTCTTATTGACATTATGTCAAGGATTTTATATCATTTTACCGACTACCACAGCTTATTTTACTGCTCTACATCCATTCCCATTCTTCTTAAGTTTGCCCACCCAAACCCGGCTCCGGGATTCCCCAATCCCGGAGCCTCACCTTCCGGTTCAACCATCGTCATCCGGACTTAATATCGTCAGTAAAAATAATCGTTCAATAAAAAACAAAAAAATAATCAAACTCGTCGCAGATGAGATTGATCCTCGCTGCAATCAAACTTGCCATTGGCAAGATTAATTATTTTCCTTGTCCATAATATCCTTCAATCGATGGACCTTCTTGTCTCGACCATCTATATATCCCGCCCGGTATCCACCCCAGTATCCGGACACCATGTCCCAAGATACCACATACCGGCAGTTATCACAACGACCGTGTGGCCTTGAAGACAAGCTATTCATGAATACTCTCATATCTCCATCGCATTCTGGGCATTGCATATTTTTTCCTTTTTTTTAGTTTTTATATCAATCAAATGGCATGAGATATATAAGAATAACCGCGAAAATTAAAAATGGTATCCATATCGGTGACAATACCCACCACCATGACCAATCTATCTTTTCCAATAATTTTAATACAATGAATACTATTGCCAAAACGCCAACAAACCCGATGCCACCAGATGAATTGTTATCTGACATTTATTCTCCTTAATTTGTCTTTAATTGTCCATGTCATCATCTAAACCTAAATCTCACACAACAGAAGAACCTAAATCTCCCCCAGTATCTTTGTCATCGGCTCTCCTGTTCCACATTTCTATAGCTTCCTGTTCTGTTTCCCACCCGCCATCTATATTTGCACCGCATGAACCGCACCAAGGGATAAAATTGTCTGCCCCCGTACTGTTATGAACCACTTTTTCAATGTAGGTAAATCCGACTCCGCAGAATGGGCACGGCTTCAAATCAGTCA